GTAATAGTAAACACCTGATTTCAAACTTTGTAGATTTCCGCCATGCAACATGTCAAAGCAAACAGAGTCAATAATGTAACCAACATCTCTATAGCAAGTTGCTGTTGTAAAGTTTGAAGCAGAGTAGTTTAATCCAGAAGGAGAAACAACATAGTTGTAGACTTCTTGTTGTAAAGTAGTTCTAGCTGACTGAACAGCATTATAAGCAGCATTAATAAACACATTAGATGTAGACAAACTTTCTGGAACAACTTGATTTGTTATGTCAGTTGGAGTGCCAGCACCTAATATAGTGGTAATAGTATTAAACAATCCGTTTGTAATCGATGTAGCAGTTGTTCCGCCAATACTAAAGTTAGTAATAGTATTTGCAACTAATGATTTTAAGTAGTTAATAGCCGCAGTAGTTGTTGTTAACTCTCTTGCTATTTGTCCTGTATAGCCGCCTTGACTCCAGTATTGTAGGCCAGCAAATGTACTATCGCTAGTGCTGTTGTACAACATGTCCATGCTGATTGCATCAACTATTAGTCCTACATCTCTACTACAAGTAGCAGAGTTATATGAGAATGTACCATTAGCAAAGGTGTTAACAAGATAAGATGCAACTTGTGCTTGTAAGAAAGGTTTATTAGCCAACATCAATGTACGAGCATTGAAAAATCCTGGATTTTGTTGACCAACTGTGGCATTCATACCAATGGCTAGATTTTCAGCAGCGGTATAAACCCATACTGCGCCTGTATCTGTAGCAGTATATGCATCGTACAATCTAGGATTAGATTTTGAACTCAGCAAGTTAGCGGTGGCCACTGTACCTGTAAAGTTAAGTGTAGATTGTAAACTTCCTGTATATTGTGTAGCAGCTGATCCAGCAGGGCCTGCATTAATAAAACCATTGATTGGCATATTTTCAATATAAACAGTGATGCTAGTTGTGTTAGCGGCCCATGTACCTGTACCCACGGCAACAGGAACTTGTACAGTTTGGTCAGGAGTAAACAATGTACCGTCAACTAACCATGGTCCAGAAAGATTAGTACAGTTCTGAATATACGGCGAATGGAATAAATCGATTTGTTTTCCTGGAGGGAACGCTGTACAATATGCACCTCGGTTTGTTCCGTTTATATAACCAGTACCTGGTAACAATCCGCTACGCCCATTTAAGAACTGCATGAATGCTAGATAGCAACCAGAGTTCATGTGGAACAAGTCTTGTGTCTTGTTGATAGGTTCGATACCTGTAGTACGAATATCTGAACCCATAACGCTAGTATATGGTTTCAGTTGAATAGGGTTATCTTCTAAATAATGCCCCGGAGCAACACGAATTTGTGTGCCTGGTTGATAATAAGGACTTTTAACAGCACCACTAACTGTACGGCAAGCACGGCTTGGATCCATAGCACGACCGTCATTAGTGTCGTCACCGTCCATGGTTACATACAATACATTAGTAACAACCGGTGCAGTACCAACAGGGTTATTACCGCGAACACGGATGTCACCAAATACATCCATAACGCCGCCACCGACGACATTACCGTTTTGATTCTTAGGAAGATTAATGCCGTTATTAGGACTTACAGAAATATTACCTGAGTTATTTCCTAAAAATTTTGTATAGATATTTTCTAAGTATGCTGTTGCCCAAGCAGTTCCAGTATCACCAATAGAACTAGGTGCTACAGTTGCAGTAGAACCAGGCAATACATTGCCGCCGATATAAATGTCTTGACCAATACCAACACCACCGGTGACTGTAAATGCACCAGTAATAGTGCTTACTGAGTTAATAGTAGCAGCAATATGAGCTTGATCTGTTGTTAATAAACCAGCAGCAGGGTTATAAGTTAAACCAAGGCTTGAAGGATAAATGCTGGCATTGTCGCCGTATAGTTGGGCTCCAGGTACAGTTAATCCTGTGGCGTCTGTAAAGGTAGGATAATAAATTTGATTATTATCAACAGGTTTAACAGTGATAAAAGAACTAGTAGAAGCTGTATTAGCATAGGCAACACGACCGTAAATATAGCCGCCGACTGCTAAATCTTGTTCGATGCCGACGCCGCCTTCAAAATATGCCTGAGCTTGTTGGCGTTCTCCAGTACTGCTATATAATGTAGGAACTCCGTTTAAATCAAGAGTCCCAGTTACTGCACCTACCGATAATCCATACCCGTCAATTTTTTTATTATTTACAGGGTTAATACCATTTGCATAAGGGGCGCCGCCTGGATTATCAATTGCATTACCTGGGTTATTATCGTTACTTTGAATGTAAGCATTACTTGCTTGCAAAGTTGGAGTTAAATTATTACTTACTAAAAAGTTTCCAGTTGCCTGAACATAAGAGGTTTCTAATGTGATAGCGGTAGAAGTAATAGCGTTATTACTACTTGGAGCCACCATTCTTGAACCGATTATTTTTGCCATTTCTTATTCCTTTAGAGTATTTATTACATTAGCTGATTTGAAGTGAAACAGCGTAGAGCACTGGAAATGTTTTATGAGGCCATGCAGGATGGCTTTTATATCTTAATGTTATACCGAAACTTGGATCTTGTATCATATCAGAAGTTAGGTTGGTAACTTTCCATTTGGTAAGATCTCCCGAGTAAGTAGTTATTGGATATAACAAACTTTCATTTTGACTCACTGTTGTAATAAACGCTGGTTGTGCTTGATTTTCCCCGATTAACTCACCTTGATAGCAAAGTTGAATTGTATCATCTGCTATCCTACCACCACGATTCATTTCTACTGTAAGACTTATATCCGATATAGTGTCAGGAATAGAATCAAAATTAAATCCTGTCAACTGTACATACCAAGTATTATAAATTAAATCATATTTAGGACTTCTTGCTATATGCAATAAAGGTTTTACTGTAGATATACTTGTTTTTCCTCTTGTAGTTAACAATGGAAGATTATTATCCCAAGCAATATCAACTTCTGAGTTGTCTGCATATTGTGTTACTACGGTTGGAGTGGTCATCCTGTATTTACCTGATTTGAATCTATGCGTAGTAAACAAAAAAGGACTCCGAAGAGTCCTTTTTATAAACTAATAAAATATTAGTAAGTTTGGATACCAACGCAAGCGCCGGCTTGAGTAGATACTGTACCACTAGCATTACCCCAACCTGCAACCCAACGCACTTCTGTTCCATTTGCAAATACAAAAGAACCATTTACAGTTTGACGAATAACACGAGCTTTACGGCTTGTTAACTTTGTAACAACATAAGTGCTACCATTAGCATCTTTAGCAATAATGTTCATTTGACCTGCAACTAAAGAAGCTGCTGCCGCTGTAGAAGTTGTTAACTTGCAGATAGCACGACCTTGATCGTTTTCAACTAGATAACGATGGCTACCTTCTTGTTTTAGAATTGCCGCAGTTGTAGCTGATCCTCCTGGAATAAATGCTGTACAAGCAATATTACCTGTGTCATCTTCTTGAGCTGTTAGGCTAGCGGTAATAACTGCACCAGAACCGTTATCGCTAAATGTTAAGTTAGAAGAATTATTCCAAGTACCGTTGTTGTTTACTGTACTAGTAATGATGTTACCGTTAATAGCAGTAACATAACCGTTAATACCAGTTATTGCACCAGAAATTAACATACCAATGCTGATACCAGCTGTGGTTGATACAGTGAATGTGTTAGTAGCAGTTACACCAGAGTTAACTGTACTTGTGACTGTTGCTGGTTTAACAATAGTAATAGTAGCTGTACTGTAACCGGCGCCGACATTAGTAGCATTAATGCCTGTAATGCCACCTGCTGGGCTACCTGTTGGACTATTAATAGTCAATGCAAATGTTGCTTGTACTCCATCAGCAAGGCCTTCAGTCGGTGCTGAAACAGATACAGTAGTACCTTGTGAATAGTGTGTACCGTTCGAAGTAAGTGCTACAGCAACACCTTTATATTTTACTGCTACGCTGGCATCGGCAGCGCCTTGTTTTACAAAATATCTCTTTTTAATTGGACGTCCCATTTTGTTTCTCCTTTATGTTTATATGACAGTTCTATTGCCTACGCGGTTGGGGTTCCGCATAAACTCTCCGTTAAGAGCGAACAGTATATTTAATAAAAAACGCCCCGAAGGGCGTTTTTAGTGAGGTTAAAAACCAATAAAATATTATTGGAAGCTAACTGTAGAGCTGTTGATAGCAACTTTGCTCAAGTAGTCAGCAGCATTGCCTAAGCTAGATGCTGTGTTGTTCAACTCGACATAGCCGTAGCGTGTCAAGAAGCCAACTACTGGTTCGAATGTTGCTGGATCTAGAACAACACCAGAGCTCATTAGAGGAATATAAGGGCAATAGAACGCAGCAGCATCTGCTTCGCTAGAACCTTTATAACCAATCATAACTTGGTTGCTGTCAGCGCCTGTGTCGCTCAAGTAAGCGTCAACATAAATCTTCATAGCGCCATTCAATGTACCAACAAACTTGGTGTTTGTAGGAGCTTCGAAAGTGCCTTCTGTTGTACGAGCAAAAGCGCTTGTAGTAGCAGATTGAAGAATTGTCAATGCTTGGTTAGAAACAACAGCCCAGTTACCTGCGCCGCGACGTGTACGTTGGGCGATCAAGTTGCTTGCGCGGTTGATCATAATAGCTAGAGCAGCGTGTTCGTCACCAACGAAAGTTGCTGTACCGCTAACCAAAGATTGGTCATATGTATAGTCAACTGTAGCCAAGCCACGTAGGCTAGCTAGGATTTCTTGGTCGATTTCAGCTGTGATTTCTTGTGCTAGAGCAGCCATGATTTCTGCTTCGATGTCAATACCTTGTTGGGCTTGTGCATCTTGAGCAGCTTCAAAAGTCCAGCGAGCGCTTAGTTTACGAGACTTAGCTTCAACTGGAGCTTTCAAGATTTGAATGCTCATGCGGTTACCTGGTGTACCTTCAAGTGCGCTTGTTGCGGCTGCACCTGGATAGGTAGCATTGTTGTTACCAGAATAGGCTTGAGCGATTTTGAATGGGCTCAATGCTTCTTCACCAGCTACAACTTCGTTAGAGCTATCAGCATAACGAACACGTAGTGTGTGGATTTGACCAACTGGACCAGTCATTGGTTGAACGCCGATGATTTCGTTGGCAATAACTGTAGGCATAACACGACGGATAACAGGTAGAATAACACGGTTAAGTGTTGCTACGTTACCAGCACTAGTTGCACCAGCAGTTGCGCTTTCAGCCAAATACTTACGGGTGTTTTCTAAGCAAACTTGCATAGAAGAACGACGAGTACCTGATAGGCCTTCAAGCAGAGCTTCTTTGGTCTCTGACCATCTTTCATTTAATAGTTGTGACATTTTATTTGTCTCCTTGAATTATAAATTATTTGGATAGACCCGCTAACTTGCGGATGTCCAAAATGTTATCTAAGCCTACCTCGGCTTTCATTTCACGATTTCCAGTAACAGGTGTAGCACTTTCACTTAAAACTGCTTTCTTAGGAGCGGCTTTACGTGTCTGTCCTTCCATTACTGCTGGTAGGTATTTGTCAAAAGATTCATTTAGTTTTTGTGTTGGAACGGATTCCAACAATTCTTTCATGATCTCTCTCTTATCGGCACCCAACGGGGCCAACAACTCGCCTAAAGCAGCTTTGCGTTCCATCAAATCTTTTGTAACGCGAAGATCGCGTTGTACGGATTCGACCAAACTTGCTTTTTCTGCAACGGCTTGTTTTGCTTCAGCTAGTTCTTGTTCTTTCTTCTTGATGATCGTTAACAATTTACTTGTTTCAGATTTCTCATTTAGAAAGGAACCAGCAAACTCTTGTGCAAATGCTTCATAGATCTTACGACCAAAGTCATTGTTACGAGCACTGTCAATATCTTCTTTCAATTGTTTGATTTCAGATGTTAACTTTGTAGTAACAGTGGCTTCAACAACCTTACTAGCTTGTTGAATGAAACGTTGCTTGATTTCTCCAAACTTGCTTTTTGCTTCACGAACTAGCTTAACTTTAGTTTCAGCTAGATCTCGCTTGTCAGCAGCAAACTCGTTGATTTCTTTAGCTAGAGCGTGAACTACGAATTGCTCTAACTTGTTGAAATTCTCAGAAACTTTTTTACGGTCTCCTTGGAACTCAACCAATTCTTTTCCTAGTTGATTGATGATAAAACTTTCTAACTTTTTAGCATCTTCAGCAATACGTTGTTTGTATTGTGCTTTTGCTTCAGCTAGGGCCTTTTTATCTTCATGCAATTCGGACATCTCAGCGGTTAGGCGATCACTTAACATCTTGTCGATTGCTTCTACCATAACTTGTTTGTCATGTGTATACTTTTGTGCAAACTCTTCACGAAGTTCAGCAGTCACTTGGTCGCGTGTTTCTTGTAGTTTAGTCGCAAGAGCAGTTTCGACAACTTGTTGTGTCTCTACTGTCATTACACCTGACTCTACTAATTGTTTGAATGCGTCCAACATTTATTTCTCCTCGGGCTTATTTTAGACCTTTAATAATATTCAAGAGACTCTCTTGAAGATATTTCTGGGCCTTTGGATCTTCTTTTACTTCTTGTGCAACACGGAACGCTCTATTCCCGCCACGAGCATTCATTATATGCTCGTAAACTGGAGTAGGATACGCACCTGGAGCACTGGGTTGAGCAACTACATCTACGGTGATAATTTCGAAGTCGGATACATGGCCGTTCATGTCGTTGACATTGCCACTACCACGAGAACTCACGCCAAGTTTTACACCTGCTTCGAGCATCGTACGAACTAGTTGTCCCATTGGCGTAGGTAAAATTTTCATCTTACCATAGCCATTTGGACCTTCCATCCACATCTGAGTAATCATATGGGATACACGGTCTAAATTTACTTTTAAGTCATCAGGATGGTCAACTTCACCTAACACACTATAACCGTTTTTAATTTGGTCGTTTAATGCGTTAACTGCACGTTCAATTTCATCTACTGGGTAGACACGTTGATTTGCATTACGGATACCACCTTGGATAGCAATGCCTTTTAGGTAAAGACTTTTGCCATCCTTGTCGTCAGACTCCATAACAATAGAAGCCTGATCGAAACTTAGGTGTTCACGTAGATAAGAATATTTGCTCATCCTGTTTCTCTAATTAAGCGTTGCGGTTAGGGGCGCCGTTGATAGGGCTCTTAACTTGGCCAACACTAGTTTGACCTGCTTTGTCACCTGTTCCAGAACCAACTGGTCCGGCTGCTTTGTTGTTACCTGGGTAACCGGCACCTTGTTTGCTTAGTGTTTTAACGCCAGACTTAACGCCATCAACGTTGTGCATACCCTTAGCAAACTTTTCACCCTTTTCTGGGTTGATACCTTTGTGTACTTTAGCAGGACTTGTGCCAGTATTGCTTTCGCCTTCTGTGTAATCTTGTGCTAGATTAGCAGCGGTTGCACCACTTTCTGGTTTACCTTTACCAGAACTTACTGCACTTTTGCCTTCGACTGGAGCACTTTGTTTTTCACCAGTGCCAGCACCTAGGTATTGACCTTGAGATTTTTGTGTGTTTCCACTGTAATCGTGGCCAACTTTCTCAACATACTCACGTGTCATACGACGACCTTCCATGAAGCCCATTCCTTCGTCTTCATCTTCTTCGTCGCCAAATTCTTCTTCACCTTCTTCGTCACCCATTTCGGCTTCTTCTTCACCTTGGGCTTGTTCTAGTTCAGCAAAAGCGGCTTCAAGTTCAGCAATAGCGTTCTTGATGTCCATGATTGCGGAATCTTCTTGACCTTCATGACCGTGTTCGTCGTCAGCTGGAGCATCAAAGTTGTCGCCATCAGTGGAGATTTCACCACCAAAGTCGTCTGTTTCGTCACCAGTTTCGTCACTGTCCATCATGTAAGAATCTTCTAATTCTTCATCACCTTCGTCCATTTCTTCTTCTTTGGACTCGTCCATTTCTTCTTCATCGTCCGCAGCACCTTCTTCTACAGATTCATCTGCTTCTTCGTCGGCTGCTTCGTCCATTTCTTCATCTTCTTCTTCAGCGATAAGGTTTTCATAGATATCGCGTGACTTCTCGACAACGATTTCGTGGAATAGAGCGTTAGCACCTTCCATGTCTTCGTTTACAAGTAAGTCTAGTAATTGTTCAAATTTTGTAGACATGTTATTAATTTCTCCTATTAGGGTAGCGGCAAGGCTGTAGCAATATTTACACTACAGTAATATTACGTGCTGGAAATAGGCTGAAAACGAATCGTTTTGGCCTTAAAGTGACAGAGTTAGACTCTTTTTTGACTATTTTTTGTTAAAAATATTTAGTTTCTGTATCTAAGAGTTATATAGAGCGTTAAGTAGTACCAGCTTCTGGTGGAGGAGCGGCATACATTTTACGCACTAAACCCATTTCTTCTCTATGTTCGCGAGTGTGTGCTTCGCTGGCTTTTCTAATGTCATTGATCATTTTTAAAGTCAAACGAGTCTTACGATAGTCGGTTCTTTTAAGGATGTTGTCAGTGTCGTTTTGGCTGACATAACGATCATCCTCTTTAGGACCGGCTTGGTCGCGATCAAAATAAATGAATTCTCTTAAAAACATAGTGTTATTTATACAGCAGGAGCTGCTTCCCCGGCTCCGCTACCTGCGGTTGGAACAGGAGCGCCGCCTTCTGCTGGTTCTTCTCCCATGGCTTCTGGGCTAGGTTCTGGAGCAGATAATGAACTAATATCCCCGCCAATACCGTTTGCAGTAATACCTGCACTACGCATTTCGCTACTAGCACTCAAGAATTGATCTTCATCAACATTTTCTTCTTTCCATAAGGTAGCATTTTGTGCAACTTCTTCTTTGGTTAGTCCCAAGAAACGTTCTAGAGCAAATCGTTTACTAATGAAAGGAATAGCAACCATGGCGTTAAATGTATTAACACGGGCAGTATCCATTTCAGCTTGACGATAGGAGGCAAAGTTTTGTGGAGGATTAAATTTAATGTCAAAAATATTGCTATCTACATTGATACCTTGGGTATGTAAGTATACCTTAAACTCTGTATCAAATGGCTCATTCATCAATGATTGTAGTCGCTCGCAATACTTGTTAAATCTTAGTTCTTGAATATAGGCTGTCCCAACTCGTCCATCATTAAAGCTGCTACCTCCGTCATCGCTACTAGTTGGTAAGTAAGAACTTGGAATACGCAAAGCGCGAAATAGTTTATTAGTAAAGTACTTAAGGTCATCAATTTCTCCTAAGTTTTGACCGCCTTGTAAGATTTCAACCTTACTACCACGACCTTCAGCAGTTGTTGGGAAGAAGTAATCTTCATTAATGCTTAAAGGATTATAACTTGCATCAATTACACTTTGGCCACCACCACCTGCACTAGGAATACGGCGTTGGTTAATTTCATTTTTAACACGTTCAACGAATGCCATGGCCAAGTGACTAGGCATATTACCTACGTCAATGTGGAACACACGACGTTCCGGAGCACGTTGTATACGATAGATTAAGATAGCATCTTCTAGTAGTTCTTTTTGTTTGAACACTTTAAAGATACTTTCCATTAAACTATTACCAAATGGGAAGTTGTTGTCTAACCCTTCACTCATGCTAATATGGATTACATGACGAGCATCAATAGCATATTGATTTTGATTTTCACTAAAACGACTGCTATTGGCAGTTGTAGGGAATGATCCAGTCATGCCCCTTGCCCCGCCTGCAGCGCCGCCGCCGCTTCCATAACTACCACCAAACTGGCTTCCGCCACCATTTTGATTGCTAGGTTGAATAGCAGTTGTACTTAGAGCTTCGAAGTTTGGATTAAAATCACGAATGTGATATTGTTCAGGCTTCTTGCCTTCGCTTTCATTTACAATAATCTTGTCTACTTTAGCTGGATCAACATACATCCATGCCTGTGTTTCTGGGTCACGAACAAAGAAACTATCACCAAATTTAAATGCATTTCGTACGATTTTAAACATACGAACAGGAAACTTGTTTAACTTACACCACTGTTGTAGGTACTTTTTAATGATTTTAATTTCAGTCGTAGTAGCTTGTTCTTTGAATTTGATTTGAAAAGGAGTACCGTTTTCTTCGTTTAGCTGTGTACAAAACTCTGCTAAAATATCAAACGCTGCGTTGACTTCACTGTCGGAATCCATTGTATCATACTGTCCATAACGCTCTAAACGGTTGGGGTGACCAGCATAAACGTCAGGAAGATAGCTAGAATAGTTTGAACGACTAGGGTTACCGCCCGAGTTTATACTCGTGCTACCACTAATGGTGCTCAGTTTACCCGATAGATTAACGGGTGTAAAGTACTTTTTCCATGACAAGATGTATTCTCCGGCTTATGGCTTATTTACCTTTATACATTAGGGGTTTTGTTTTCTTATTGAATAGAAAGTAAACCCGCCAACATTATCATAAATGTCTTGTGTATAATCCAAACCTTCTTCATGAATGTTTTTAGTATCTTGTAGTGTGCTATGAATAGCCTTCAGTGTGCTATTTTGTTGAGACATAACTTCGCGCATTTGAGCTTGATCCGAAACTTCTTTAGTAGTATCATCTTTTTTCTTTTCTTCTTCTGTAGGTATCAATCCGCCAGCAAGTTCTCCTAGCTTGCCGCCAGCAAAACCGCCTACGCCAGCACCACCTGCCGCTAGCAATGCAAGAGATAAGCCGCCGGTTTCTGGAGCCAATCCCAATGCCAATCCATATAAAAGAGTCCCTAGTACACTTGCTCCTATTAGACCACCTGTGGCTTTTCCATATTCTTGATTTGCAGTCTGCTGATTTATTTCGCCTTTATTTTTACGTTCAGTTGTATCCGATACTTGGAACAATGCACCAATGCCTGCTAATACAGTAGTTACTTTAGATAGATAGGGTAGAATATATTTTCCAAAAAATCCAGTTACCGCAGGTCCGTATTTTTCTAATGATTTTTCAATAATGCCTCCACCTCCCCCGCCTAAGGCGGCGCCTCCTACTGGAATAACATACATGGGATTAGTTATAGTACCAAGAGTTCCGAACCCTAATATACCTTTACCACCCCTAGCTAAAAGTATATCTCCCACTGTTTCTTTGAATAATAATGTGGCTTTTTGTGCTGCTATGTATCCGGTTAGACCAACTATAGCTAAACCTAACACAGATAATAATCCAGGAATCTTTGATAATCCGGTTATAACCAAAGAAAATGCAGCAGCCATATGTGTAACGATAGAAGTTACAATCTTAACAGCAGGAATCATTGCATCTAATATTACAGATCCTAAGTTTTTAAAAGATTGAGATAGACTTGCAAGATCAGCTGCTTGACTTTGTTCTCTTGTTCGTTGATTTGCAGTAACCTGATCTACAAGATTTGTCCATGCTTCTCTAGTGCTTAACTCTTTGTTTATTTGGATAGTGTTTGCTCTAGCAGAAACATTAGCAGCTTGTTGAAGCTGACCACCTTTTAACAAAGCAACCTGGAATGGCAAGGATGCGTTTTCAAAATCTTGTGCTGCTGCGTACTGCATACTAGCGCCGGCTTTAGTTTGATCGCTAACAGTCTTTGTAGTATCATGAACATTTGATACCAAATTTGTTAGCTCGTTAGTAGCACCCGGTAATGCACCTGCAAACTGCCCATGGGCCGAATCTAATACAGTACCGAATAATGATAAAGACTGAAAGTTTTCCGCCATTACTTTGCCGCCACGGGCATTTGCTTCTGCTAGACCAATAACTGCTTTATCAACGGCCTGTTGCCCTTCTGTTAAACGAAGTCTAGCAAGATAGTTTTCCCACGCAGAATTTAAAGATAGTTTTTTAAGTTCAGCTTCCTGTTCTTTTCTATTTTTTCCGGTGATTTCAGCAAGTCCATCTAGTTCCTCTAGATATAGCCCAGTGCCTTGAGTTATACCCGTAATGTTGTTTAACTCAGATTGAGTTCGACCGCCAGTCATTTGAATATAATCTAAAGCACCTTGATTTAAATCTTCAAAAGTATAACCCAAGGCCAATAAATTTCTACCTGTATCACCAGATACAAATTCTTTACTAAATGTACTAAAAGACCTTGCTCCATCACTAACAGTATCTCCCATTAAGGCTAGAGTACTGCTATTTTTGTTAATTAAATCTGTAAATTCCTGTAGTGTTAGATAAGAGTTAGCCGCAGCCATACGCATGTCGGTAAGACTTCCGCTAAAACTAACACCAGCATTAGTAATGCTTTGATAAGACTTAAAGTTATCTTCTTGAAATTTAAGTATAGTAGCAAATGCCAGTGAGACTTGTCCTATACCATAAGGTAGTTGGGACATGGCATTGAACACATCACTAAATGACCCTGCACCCGAAGTTATCGTTGAAGTAACCGATGCCAAGTTAGTAAAACTAGTGTTTACCGCTTTAGTAACTAAATCTAACTTGCTTACTGTATTTGCAGCTTCGCCGGCATTTTGAGCAGTTCCTTTTAAACTTGCATTTGCTCGAGCAATAGCATCGTCGTTAAATCCTGCCCGTGTTGCCCATCGATTTATAGAATCTAAAGTTTGTTTATTACCAGCCAGACTACTTAACAATAGTTGTTTAAGTGTAGCCTCAGTAGCTGCATTATTCAGCACTACATCTTCTACACCATCCGGTCCTGTAATCGTTCCTGTTACGTCTGCCATTGTTTTTCCAGAGTTTTCTGCGTATATAAATACTTAAAAGAAGATAACCGTTTTATCTTAAAGTTATTTATTCGGAGAAAACCGTGCCTGAAAACACCACATTTAATATTCCTGAGAATCCTTTGACCATGTTCATGCGTCAACCAAAAGTCTACATCAGACTACCTAGCAACGGAGAATATTGGCCACAAGGCAGTTTAGATCTACCCGATAACAGGCAAATCGCAGTTTATTCCATGACTGCTAAAGATGAAATCTTATTGAACATCCCCGATGCCTTAATGAATGGACAAGCAGTAGTAGACGTCATTCAAAACTGTATTCCCGCAGTTAAAAATGCATGGGCAGCACCTAGTCTAGATATCGATGCCATGTTGATTGCAATACGTATTGCTACCTATGGAGAAATGATGAAAACTCCTATTAAGTTTAATGATGATTTGGAAATGGATTATCAAATAGATTTAAGAACGGTGTTAGATTCATTGATGAACAATGTTTCCTGGACTACAGCGGTGCCCATTAATGACTCAATGACTGTGTTTGTTAAACCCTTGACCTATAAACAAATAACAAAAAGTTCAATTCAAGTGTTTGAAACACAAAAAATTATTCAGTTGGCCAACAATGATTCAGTCAGCGAGGACGATAAAGTAAAACTCTTTAAACAAAGTTTTAACAAACTCACTGATTCTACAGTAGACTCTATTGTTGATAGCATTTCTCATATAGACACAATTCAAGGTAGTGTTAGTAACCCTCAATTTATTAAAGAGTTTATTAATAATGCCGATAAAGATGTTTTCAATAAGATTCAAAAACATCTAGAAGACATGAAAGACCAAAATTCTATCAAACCCATGAAGGTACCGGTAACTCCTGAAATGCAGGAACGCGGAGTCACGGGGGATACCGTCGATATTCCTTTGGTATTTGATTCCTCGACTTTTTTCGCGTAAGGCTTTTGTATCTTGATATTCCTGAAGTCGAAAAACTCCTTAACGACCTAGACGGAAATACAAAAGCCATTAAAGAAGAACTGTTAAGAATATGTTGGTTTATGAGGGGAGGGGTAGGATATAATGAAAGTTATATGCTTTCTCCCGAAGACAGAGAGATTATCACTAAGATTATCGAAAAGAACTTAGAAACAACTAAAGAAAGCGGATTACCTTTCTTCTAATACTAGAAATGAGCTAAAGCTCATTTGTTATTTCGCTCACGCTCATAACTGATTGTATTTCTTTTAATCACGACGTGTTAAATTTCATGTAGATTGTTTCAGTCAGACGGAACCGTTTTGCAAGGTTCCGTCTCTTTGTCTTCATGTGAGTCATCACAGCCGAGACATTGGAAGTAGGTTTTAATTATTCACCGTATGCTAATGGGCTCTGACCTTTCCCAACCTACGTCGACATCGCAGAATTATCTGCTACCTTAAACTTCGTTCCTAGTGTTTAAGTTTTTATAGCCGGTGATTTCGTATGCTAACATTCATACTATAACAATGCGTCGGGCGTATGGTTCTACCCTCTGACTCACTTCCGATTTTTCAGGATACTGGAATTCCTCCAGGGGAGTGCATCATTATGTTACGTGTCCGGTTATTCCCCGGTTTTTCCACAGCGGTATTACAAACTGGCCCGCTAACCTTAGGTGCTAGATGATATATAACCTTTTGGAATCCAACAAACAAACATACTTTTTCCTTTTTTATTTTTGCAGGTATTACATACTACCTTACCTGCATGTGGTCCAGTCGGTTCGTTGATAATTTCCCAATTATGGGATTCGTGGATTCCTAGATGTTGCCTTAGTTTATTTCTTTGATCATGCCATGCTTTGTCAAATCCAGTTTTTGGATTAGTCCAGTATGTATCATTTAAAAATGCTGTATCACTTTTATTGGTTTTACTGTAATCAAACTTTGTCATGATCTTATTTTTTTAATATATGTGAGCCATGTACACGGACCGAGATTTGTCCATTATAGTAGTCTGTAGATTCAAGTACTTTGCGGTCGAATTGTTCACGGGCCTCAATGTAACTACATTCTGCTTTACTACGACAGTAGTATAATATCTCTCTGCTGAAATTTTCTTTGCCTAAATTAGCAACGTCTGCACTGAGTTCGTTGCTGGAGCCATAATATTCTTGCCAGTCGCTGTCTATTTTACTGCGAATTTTCTTTTTCTTTTTTGTGCCATTTTTTAGTTTAACAGTTTTATAAGTTGTTTTACTAAACTTTGCTAACTTCTTGCCTATATATTTTCTACCAGTGATTAAATTTGTAATCAAGTAGACAAACCCGACACAGTCATCGGGCAGGTCTTCCACGTTTTCTCCCTGGTACTTCCACATCTTTATTTTTCTTCACTGGTCCTGGTTTTTTTGGATGCAGTTTCCAATGTTCATGATCTGCTTCTAAACTGGCTTGCCATAACTCATGAGATAAATGTCTCATACGTTTATATAATCTACGCATGTTCATTACCTCTTCGTCTCTAACTCTTGCGAACTTCAGAAACGTTGCATTATAGTTATGTATATCGATAACCATTGACATATATTCTGAATACAGCTCAAGATACCGAGCCATAGCTGGTTCATTCGCCTGCGGAGTAACTGGTGTAACCATTTTCTTTTACCACTCGGAGCACGTTATTTACACGACCGACTAATTCATCCTTATGAGATATAAGGAAAATGTTCTTATTTCGTTCACGTGCCATTTTCTTCAATACTGCTAAAGCACTTTCAACCCCAGCACTATCCATACCTGCATCTACTAGTTCGTCAATAAACAATAAATTCAAACTTTGATACAATCCTTCCCAAACATCTCTAAAAGCAAAACTCATGGAAAGTATCAGTCGATTACGTTCGCCTCGACTTAAATTGTCAAAGTCTAAGTCTTGACCTAGCTGTGTAATCTCAACACTCAAATCGTTTTGAAATATCACACGGTGCGGCAATCCTAATGTATCAATATAGTTACCTAATCGTTTGTTCAAATAACTTAAATTTTGATCAATAATACGTTTACGAATAAAACTATCTTTGTTGGTTAACAGTTTTAAAAGATATTCTTGGTGATCTTTTAAACTAGTTAGTTCGTTAATCACATCCCATGTGATTTCCTGTAAAGCACTTTTCTTCAGTTCTTCAACTTGTTCAGCATAGGGATTGTTTTCATTTGCCCGTTCAGTTAGGCGTTTTTCTAAACTATCTAAGTTGTTTTTATGACCTAATGCTTCTGCTTCTGTGTCGTAAAACGTAATAGGACGCTTAGGTTGATCACCGATAGATTCCAGTTCATTTAAAACTGGAATAAGTTCGTTGCCAATCTTAACACCATATTCTAAAGATTCGTTGTAATGTTTCTGTGCTAATGCGTTCATTTCTTCATGTTTGTGATCATGAAGATCCTGTTCGCAAGCAGGGCATGTTTTATTTTGTAACTTTTCTAATTCTCGTTGATACTTGTCAGAAGCCTTTTCTGCTTGAATCAGTGCAGATTCTAATGTGGCCTTTTGTTTTTGTAGACTTGTAATCTTAGAGTTGTTATCTTCCCATACTTTCAACTGAGCATGTAAATCTAATTCTTGGTTGATATTAACAGTTGCTAGAGTCTCGATACTTTTAATCAACGAGTTTAAGTCTTGTTCTTTTTTATTTTCCCAAGCATTGCTACGAGTGATCAAACTGTCAATGCTTTTTTGAATATTTTCGTTAGCACGTTTAGTTGCTTCGATTTTAGCAGTCTCCTCAACAATTGCATCTTTAGTTTCTTTAACTGATGCCTTTAGTGACTCTGCTTTTTCACTAAGCAACGTAATGCCGAGCAGTTGTTCGATAACTTCTCGTTGATCCGCAGCCCTCATTGATAAAAAAGGTTCTGTATAAGTGTTCAATGCCAAAATGTGTTTAAACATGGTGTGTGACATTTCTAACATTTGTTCGATGGCTTTTTGTGTTTCTCGACTATCTCCCTGAGCATCGTCATCTGTTTCGTCAGTTTTTAACTGATCGTTATTAACAAACAACCTAAGCACATTTGGTTTACGCCCACGCTCAATACGATATGTATTTCCGCCTTTATCAAACTCTACAGTGACTAACATATTTTTACCGTTAATCTTATTGATCAAGTTTTCTTTCTTGATGTTTGTAAGAGCTTGACCATAGAGTGCGTAACTCAAAGCATTGATAATGGTAGTTTTACCTGTACCGTTACGTGAGCCTGTATCATCTCCTCCTAAGTCAAGGTTAGCACCTAGCACTAGAGTTAAATGTCCTTGTTCGAAATCTACGGCTTGGGTATTTTGACCCACACTCATGAAGTTCTTTACAGTTAGGTTTTTAATGTGAAAGCTCATAGTTCGTTATAAATCTTCAATAAAATGCTTTTATCCATTTGACCGTTTTCTAAATTAATCAATCCATCTGTAACAATCTGGTCAACACTTTCAAACATAGTTTCAGTGTTTTCATCAATCATTCCGTTAGAGTTACTTTTATCCTGAATCAAACTAAGTTCTCGGATATCGTAAAGGTTACTAAACTCATCTTTAATATAGTTTGCTTCTTCAAAACTAATAGGGATATCTAAGTTTACTTTTAAATGCATCTTAGATTTCATGATTGTGTCTTTCTTATCAATCATCTCACTAAGTTTGAGTACTCGATACTTAGGACAGTTATCCCAGTTAATAAATTTAGGCTCGCCGCCCCATTCCATGATCATCATGCCACGTTCATCGTCCCAGTTATCTGCAAAGTTATGGGGAAAGGCATTACCAATGTACCAAACCTTGCCTTTATTCTGTCGTTTATGGAAGTGTCCCGAAAAAATATAATCAGGACCGTCAAAGTCGTCAACTTTTAATTCACCGTGGTCGGGCATTTGTACCATAGCATTCATATAAAACAACGGCAGTTCAAAGTGTCCAAACACATATCGGCTTTTCAACTTTTTCATTTCCTTCCACTCATCCCCGACAAGCCACGGGACTAGGGTGACATCATCAAGAGTTGTTATACCCTCTACGACGGTAACTCCTGGAATATGGCGACCAAAGGCCGATGAATGAATATCACGCTTGTCTTTGTAAAACAAATCGTGGTTGCCGGGAAACCAAAAAAACTGCTCAAAGGCAGCACCTAGTTTTTCTAAACAGCGTAGACTACTATCTAATGTGAATAGGTTTAGGCTGTTTCGGTTGTGACTCCAATCGCCAAGGAAAATGCAAGTTTCACACCCTTGCTCCTTGGCGGTTGAAATAAACCAATCTACGAATTCTTCGCAATCTTGTAAATGTGTTGATGAATTGGACTTTAGACCATAGTGGATGTCGGTGAAACATGCCACTTTTTTAAATAGACCCATTATTATAGTTCTCCTATAAAAAGTATAGCGTGTACAATACTAAAGGTCAAGTAATAATGTCTTCGTTTTCTAGCTCTTCTTCGTCCGAGATATCTTCGCTCTTAGGCATACGCATATTTTTATATAGTTCTGCTTGGCGAGCAATTTCTTCGGCATACTCTTGGCTGTTTTGTCTTGTTAGACTTGGAGTCAATCCTGCTTCTTCCAACAAGTCATCGCGAATATTTTGACTCTTCTTTTCAATATTTAGAATACGAGTGAATGAATTTGTTACTGCGGCAGTATAGTAGGCAAATGGATTCTCGGATTTTGATTCATCAAACTGTAGTCCAATCTGACTTAGTTGAAGAATAGCCTGTCCTTTCATTTCATCGACATAAGTATACCCACGCCAGTTGCTACGTTGGGCATAGCGTTCGCTGAGTTTGATAAACATTTTGCCAAGATTTTCAGTAATGCGTCCGTGTTCTTTATTAAACTTACCAGTTTCGATAGGACCTTTCCAATGGCTTTTACCTACACACATTAGTTCGCCTTCGTCGTTAAACTTCCAATGTTGGAAAGGAGGAAAGTTTACTTTTTCATGACTGTCTGCACGATTTTTAACAGTCTTCTTGCGTCCCGGGGCAAGCGGGATATGATCGAATGTCATTATTCTGATTACAATATCTGTTTTTGCGATAGTTTTATAATCAGGAGTACATTCTGCTAGTTTGATTTTCTTATCGCCATCTGCTCTTGCTTGAGCAAATGCTTGTAAACCTAGTCTTTTAGCACGAGCACGTTTGGCATCTGCTATAGTTCTAATGTTTACCTTGTCGAGACTTGTTAAAATGATATCGTGTTGTTGATATTCAGGTTGCAAAAAACTTGAAAATGAACATTTACTACGATGAATTTCTGCTAATAAGTCTCTGTTGTTTAAGTATTTTACCTTTCTGCCGGTCGGCGCGATAGTTGTTGTTGTCATATTGTTATTATTTTCCTAACTTTTTTAGTTTAGCACGGAAATTGCTAGTGTCAACCGAATCTTTAAAATATTAGCACTTTATTTAAGGTTAAATAGTATATCAAGGAATAATATTTATGCCCCTTTCCGGAAACTATCAATTTGTATCTAATACACCTACAGCAGATGTAGCCAACGCCCCTGTGGTTGGTGCTTCAGACTATAATGCTAATGTATTAGCGGCTATTGCTAAAAATCCTGCAGGTACCGTTACAGCCAGTGGCGCTGCTCGACCTGCACAAAGTATTCCGGGTGCTGAAGTAGGTGTACAGTTACAAACTCCTTTAGTTACTAATGCTAATAAAAAAACTCAAGATATGAGAGTTAGAATTCAAGTACCTACATTATATCAATCAGCAGTATATACGTCTGGCGCTGGCGGCAATTTAAAATCACTGAATAGCATTATTTTTCCATACACTCCTCAAATTAGTTTTGAACACAAAGCCGATTATGCTACTGAAAACCCAATTCATAGTAACTATTCAATCAACTTTTATAAAAGCAGTTATGTAGGTGACATTAGTATTCAAGGTGTTTTCACTGTACAAAATACTACAGATGCTGTAACTTATCTTTCAACTGTGCATTTGTTAAGAGCATTGACTAAAGGTAGATTTGGTGGTAGTGATAATCTAGCTGGTAGTCCGCCGCCCATTTGTAGATTACATGCCTATGGAACTTTTATGTTAGATAGCGTTCCTATTGCTATTCAAAGTTTTAAAATAGATTTACCAAATGATGTAGATTATTTTTATTTGAACGATCCTTCATTTCTAGAAGCATCAGTTCCTACCAAATCTACTATAATTCTACAATGTAAACCTATGTACAGTAGACAGGAAATGCTTGACAATACAGTATCAGGATGGATAGGTTCTCCTGCTCAACGCCAAAAAGGATTATTATAATGGCTGTCTATAACTCATTAAGTCCGTATTATACAACAAATCAAGCGTATGGTTATTTGGATGTTATAAACTGGAGACAGATACCTTCAGAAGTAGATGATATTTTATATACCATTCCTAAAAACTATGAATTTAGACCCGATTTATTGTCTTTTGACTTATACGGTGATGTAGGTTTATGGTGGGTATTTGCTGTAAGAAATCCTCAAGTTATTCAAGATCCTGTTTTTGATATGATAGCTGGCCTACAGATTTATCTACCTAAACTAAGTTCAATTAAAGTAACTTTAGGAATATAATATGCCTAATGCAGATAATCTTTATTCACCGACTGGCTATCCTTGGCAATCAGTAACATATGGAACTCTTTCAGGCAAATCAACTGATAGTTCAGTACAACGTAAAACTTCTAATGCAGGGTGGCCTCCTACTGTAACAGGTAGCGGTGTTGGTCCTACTAAATCTAATCTAGAGGAATTAAAAGCACAACAACGAGCAACTCCTGGAGAGAATGTTTTAAACAAATATAGATCTGTATCTTATAACCTTACTTTTGCGGCTTTAAACAAATCGCAAATTAATGACCCCTCGTCATTTAATCCACAAAGACCTGGATTTATTATTGCTTCTACAAAAGGTAAGACTCAAATGGGGCCTAGTCCGACATTTAGTAATGTTCCTGCCCCTCCGTCTACATCTGCAAGTTCTCAAGATACTACTACCTACAAATTTGTTGACGAAATAACGGGACAAGTCCAATCAAATAATGTTGTTGAAAATAATGTTCCTTCTTCTATTCCTAATGAAACATCGGGTATAGTAAATCAACAAAATCAAACTCGCCAATCGCAAGTTGATTCTTATAATAAAGTAAGTTCTGGAAAATACGACATGTATATCGACAATGTTGATATAGTAACACTATGTTCTTATACAAACGATGTTAAAACAGCATTGGCTACCGAAATACATTTTGAAATTGTAGAACCTTATAGCATTAATGGATTCATGGAAGCCATACAAGCTGGCGCTTTATGGGGAGGATTTAATGATTACATTTCTGGATCTTATGCCCTGATCGTGGACTTTTATGGGTATCCAGATGACGAGGGTACTCCGGACCCTGTGCTGATTGCAGAAGCAACTCGTGTGTTTACAGTTGGTATCATAAATGCAGAAATTGATATCAATAATAGAGGAACAGTATATAAAGTAGCCGTACAACCAGTTAGTGCCAAAGCCCTAAAGGTATCGTCGTCTAGTAATACTAGAGGTATGACTATTAAAGGTAAGAGCGTAGAAGAAATGTTAAAAAACTATGCTACCATACGTAATAATCAAAACATAGATGATGCTCAATCTACTAATATTCCTGTTGCCCAAGTTGATTCTTATTCAATAATTTTTCCAAGGCTTGATGAAAACGGCAATCCTATGGTAGATAAAAACGGTAACATTATAGGAGAACCTAATGAAATTGCTAAAGCAACTCATAAACATGTAAACCCTCCTATGAACGATACTGCAACACCGGGTACAGCATATCAGGTGTCGTCACAACTAAAACAGCCTAGTAGTGCTTCCGGTTCTAATATTGTTTTTGACGAACATCAAGCAACCTTTGCATCTGGTGTGGACATTCTAACTGTGATACAATCTGTAGTTATGGATAGTTCTTATATTGGCGATACACTAGAAGCATTTTATAAAAGCGTTAAAAATAAAACAAGTTTAGGTAGTAACATAGTTGACGAAAACGGCAACATTAAATATTTTAGTGTTATTCCAAAAGTCTATGTAAATCCTGGAAATAACAACGAAACAAATCAGCCCCCTACAAAATATGTTTACATGGTTGTACCGCGTAAGATATTATATAATTCTGCATTACCCGGAGCTAGTCGAGATGTAATTTCTCAAAAGGTCATTAATAATCGAGTTAGTCGTGTTTACAACTATATCTATACAGGACAAAATACCGATGTATTAGATTTTAAAATAAAGTTTGATGCACTATTTTTTGAAGAGTTACCAAAAGCAATGGGAAACTCAACACAGAATCCTTCTGCTACTAGTTCTTCTCCTAATAATTCAGCTAACATAGAACGTAATCCTCAACCTTCTGCTCAAGCATATAATACTCCGCAGGCAACTGCTCCGCAAAAAGGAACGTATAATCAATCTTCAAATGCCCCCGACGGGCAGGTAAATGCTAAAGATAGGATAGAGGAACCGTGGGAACAAATTAAAAAAGCCATGTATGGTGTAATAAACAATAGTAAGTCGGGATTAATCAGTGGAGAAATAACTATATTAGGTGATCCTTTCTTTTTAACTGATGCTTCAAACGGTAATAGTTCTATGGTTTCGCCGGGAGCGTCGATAAAATCTACAGTCAACCCTTCAACTAGCGAAGTTAATATTTTAATTAATTTTAGAAATCCTACCGACCTTAATGATGGTACTGGATTTATGCAGTTTGATAATAATGAAGTAGCATTCAGCGGAATGTATAAAATTATTTCTATTAGGCATGAATTCAAACGAGGAGTTTTTAAACAAACATTAGAAATTGTTAGATCTCCTAGTCAGGCAACAAAAACTTCTAGTCAAGAAGAAAGTACTCCGGGATCTTCTTGGAATTCTGCTGCCAATCCGAATGATCAAAGTGCAGTTAACTCCGGTCCTATACCAGCACCAGTTAACGGCAATCAAATTAATGTAAATGCGGTAACTTCGTTGCCTACCACAACAAACTCTGACCCTGGATCATTAAGCGGAAACTTATCGGGCGCCAGTGGAGCACAAAATTCCGTATCTTCTTTATACGGTATTGCTCCTGGAAATAACACTTCGTCGCTGGGCATTAAAGCCAGTGCTGGTGCATTATTTGCTGCTCAATCTTCTTTAAACGAATCGGCAGCATTGGTTACTTCTGCACAAAAAGTTCTCAACCAAGCAATACCTGGAACATCTTTAGCACAGGTTACTAATGTTGCATCGACACTAAACTCGAAATTATCAAGTGTATTAAATCCCAACGCTCTTGCTGTGTCTCCTAGTTTGGCAATAAATCAAGTGGGACAAAATATAAATCAAGTGCTAAATGGCTCAGTTAATAACATTGCTAATCAGTTCAAAATAAATCCTGTGGGTCTTACTGGGTTAACTGGAGCAATATCGGGGGCATTGTTGGGTAGTTTAATAGGTAGCGGCAAAGGCAAACAAGTAGCAACCGCGTTAGGTGCGTTAGCGGGATTGGCTGCAACTATACCAAAAAATGTTAATCTACAGCAAGCGTCTAGTCAAGGTTTGAACATCGAAGGAATGACACAACAAGAAATAAAAAATCTACCTCCTATTGTGGCACCTCAGGTTCCTAATCTCACATCCTTTATTCCTACTACGACCGCAGTTGGTATCAACAATCCTTTGTCTAACCTTACTTCGGGTCCGTTAGCATCAATACAAAGTGGTCAACTTGGTTCTGGATTATATCAAATAACACAGGCTACAAATATATCTACATCCGTTGAAGGAATACAACAACTTACTGGACAAGCAGCCAGTGTGGGTCAGTCTGTAATAAACACAGTTGGTAGTAAAACTGTAGCCTCATTATCACCACTTGTAAATACTATAAACGGATAATAAAATATGGCATTTGATGAACGAGCAAGAGTCCCTCCCAAAAATTCAGGACCATTCATTGCGGTTATTACTAATCATAACGACCCTTTAAAAATGGGTCGATTAGAAGTTGCCCTGATAGACGGTATGCAAAACTCCACTACTGTCAAAGGAGAAACCTATGTTGCCAAATATTTAAGTCCATTTAGTGGCGCAACTTCTGTTGACTATGAAGGCTCCGATGCTTCCAAGTTCAGCGATGTACAAAAGAGTTATGGCTTTTGGATGATACCTCCTGACATCGGTAGTAGAGTTATGGTTATTTTTGCACAGCAAGATCCTAACCAATGTTATTGGATCGGTAGCGTACAAGATACATATCAAAACTACATGATTCCTGGTATTGCGGCTTCGTCATCGACTTATATGACATCTGAGCAGCAGCAAAAATATAGTCAGGCTACCTATTTGCCAGTGGGCGAATACAATAAAAAGACTGAGTTATTAAAAGATCCTAGAATCGATCAAAAACCTAAACCAGTTCATCCATTCGCTGATAGACTTTTACAACAGGGTTTATTAATGGATCCTGTTCGCGGTCCTACATCTAGTAGTGCTCGCAGAGAAACACCTAGTCAGGTATACGGAATCAGTACACCTGGCCCATTAGATCCCAAAGGACCTGTTAGAGCCATTAACGGTGATAAGAATGTTGTTGCCCCAGTTAGTCGATTAGGTGGTTCTACATTTGTCATGGACGATGGTGATGTCAACGGACAAAATGAACTAGTTAGAATCCGTACAAGAACAGGACATCAAATCTTGTTACACAATACCAATGATTTAATTTATATCGGTAACTCTACAGGAACAACATGGCTTGAAATGACCAGTCATGGTAAGATAGATATATTTGCTCAGGATAGCATTAGTATTCATACTGAAGGTGATTTTAACTTTAGAGCAGATAGAGATTTTAATTTAGAAGCAGGCCGTAACTTTAAAATCACAACCATGGGATCAAATGCTGGAGATGTTAGTATAACTTCTGGCGGCAACTTAAATGTTACAGGAACTAAGTTCTTAATGTCGTCGCCGGGGGATTTTAATCTTTCAGCAGGCGGCAATATGAATTTACATACCGGAGGAACTTATGGATTAAGTTCTAAATCTGATATAAACTTATTGTCTGGTAAAAATTCTAATCTAACCGCAACATCGCAGTTTAATATAAAATCTGGTTTTAAAAATGTAGTAGCAATCACTGCTGGTACAGATATATCTTTAAATGCTAAAGATTCTGTTACTGTGGGAAATACTACAGATTCCCCTCCAGTGTTGTACACTGACAACTCCAGAACTCCTACTGTTGCCGATGCTGCTACTGCGCCTACAGTTACAAAACCTATATCGCCGACATTATTCAGTGTGCCGGTCCGAGATGTTTCCAAAGGTTGGCAAAATGGAAACCTATATAATGGCGGCACCTTATTGACAACTATGCAACGTGTCCCTATGCACGAGCCATGGGATCAACATGAAGATGTTAATCGTCTACAGTTTTCGTTGGCATATACTGATGCTGGAATAGGTCCCAGTGTTAGAGCTTCTAATGGATCAGTCATTCCTGCAGGACCTAGTGCAAATACCCCTTATCCTGCACAAGCTGGTCCAGGCATAGATAATGGCGTAGTTCGCGGACAAAAATTCCCATGGAGCACTGATCAACCTTTCTTGGAAGCAGTTAAGAATGTAGCTGAAGGATTTAATTTTGACCCATTAGATTTATTAGCAGCAATGTGGAATGAAACTGGCGGAACATATGATCCTGCTATTAAGAATCCATTAGGATCAGCTACAGGATTGATACAATTCTTAGAATCTACTGCTAAGGATTTGGGTACTACTACAGCACAGTTAGCGCAAATGACTCGTCCTCAGCAAATGCAATATGTGCAGAAATATTTTAGTAAAGCCGGTTGGCCTAGTGGACAAGCACCTAATCCTACTATTGCCAATGTCTACATGACAATCTTCTTACCGAAGTTTAAGTTTGCATCTCCAACCACAGTGATTGCAGATGGTACACCAGGATCTCCAACTTATCAATGGTATGCTCAAAATAGTGGGTTTGATGTTGCTCCTAAACAAGGTGTTATTACACCTGCTATGGTTGCTGCCAAAGCAAGTTTGCGTAGAATTTCTGTAGTGAATTGTTTAACTGCTGCTGGTGTGGGCATTGTCAAAGGTAAACCGGATTACTTTGTAGTTCCTGCACCAAGTACACCTAATGCTGGAACCCCTGTTACATCTAGTGACGGTACTATTGTTACAGATGGTTTGGGTAATCCTGTTACTACTTCTCCAACTTCTAGCTTTTTAGGTGGACCATAAATAGTATATCATGCCCTATAAATCACTTGTAATCACTAATGCTGCCACAGTTTATCAACAACCTGCTAAGACTAGCCAGTTTTATGTAGGGTTTAGTAGCGTGGATATTTCTAACACTAACTCTAAACTTTATGATTTAGATTTAATTATGCAAGACATTCTAAATCAGTTCAACACACGCAAGGGCGAACGTGTTATGAACCCTGCATTTGGTTCTATAGTCTGGGATGTTATTATGGAACCAATGACAGACGATATTTTTCAACTGTTAAGTAACGATATAAAAACTATTTGTACCAGTGATCCTAGAGCATATCCTATTAAAATGAATGTAAATGAACAACCAGGGGGCTACCTGATCGAAATCACAATGGTTCTAACTGGAACTAATCAATCCCAATCGATGATTTTAAACTTTAACCAATCTACTGGGTTAACTGCTCGAACTGTACAATAATATATGCGGTTTATAGCTGCTATAAATACGGTATAGATAAAAAATTATGACTATCCCAACCACAAAATCAAAATTACTTATTACACAAGATTGGACAAAGATTTACCAATCGAAATCTAATGCAGAGTTTCAAAGTTACGATTTTGACACCCTTCGTCGTATTTTAATCAGCTATCTTCAAGAAAACTATCCTGAAGATTTTAACGACTTTATTGAAAGTAGTGAGTATATTGCCTTAGTGGATCTTATTTCTTATCTAGGACAAAATTTAAGTTTCCGTATCGATTTAAATGCACGTGAAAACTTTTTAGAAACAGCACAGCGCCGCGATAGTATTCTGCGTCTAGCACAGTTAGTAAGTTATATTCCTAAACGTAATGTACCCGCAAGTGGTATGTTAAAGATTTCTGCGGTTACAACTACTGGAAATGTATTCGATGCCAATGGCAATAACCTAGCAAACAATCCGATTATCTGGAATGATGCTACTAATGCTAACTGGTATCAACAGTTTATTACAATTTTAAATACCGCAATGCCTGGCTCTATGTCATTTGGTACTCCAAATGATAGAAACACAAATCTAAATGGAGTTTACACAGAACAATATATTATTAATAGTTCTAATAATGATGTGCCGGTGTTCAGTTTCAATCAAAATATCAACGGATCTTCGATTGATTTTGAAATTGTTCCTGCTACTTTTTCTGGACAAACTTATGTTTATGAAGATACACCGTTGCCAGGAGCACCTTTTAAAATAATTTATCAAAATGATAACCAAGGCCCCGGTAGTCCTAATGCAGGCTTTTTTGCAATGTTTAAACAAGGTAGAATGTCGGCAAGCGGATTCTCCCTAGTAAATCCAGTACCTAACGAAATTGTAGGTATCAATGTTAATAATATCAATAACTCCGATGTATGGTTATGGCAACGTAATCCTAACGGACAATATTCTACATTATGGATACAGGTTCCGGCAATCAGTGGAAATAGTGTTATCTATAATAGCCTAAGTCTAAACAATAGAAATATCTATAGTTTAAGTACTAGGGATCAGGATCAAATTGATTTAAACTTTTCTGATGGTAACTTTGGTAACTTGCCTACAGGACAGTTCCAGTTGTTCTACCGTCAAAGTAACGGAAATACATACACCATTAAGCCTGAGCAAATGGCAGGTATAACTGTTAATATTCCATATGTTGATAAAAATGGATTAAATCAAACATTAAGTTTGATCTTAAATCTTGAATATACTGTAAGCAATAGTGCTCCGGCAGAATCAAATATTTCTATTCAACAAAAAGCTCCACAACAATACTATACACAAAATCGTATGGTTACTGCTGAGGATTATAATATTGCTCCGCTAACTTATACAACCAATGTTCTTAAAATTCACAGTGTTAATAGAATCAGTAGTGGAGTAAGCAAATATTTTGAACTTAGCGATGTTAGCGGAAAATATAGCCAAACAAACATCTTCTGCGATGATGGCATTTTGGCAAAAAACATTACAAGCTCCACAACTTCTTTTAGCTATGCTACACAAAATGATATTTGGGCAGCATTTAAAAATGATTTAGATCCTGCGATTGCAAGTACCGAATTATATTCCTTCTATTTAGATTTATATAGAAAATCTCATCCTGTTTTATCTAATCCAACATTTAATCTTACATGGAACTTGTCTAATGTTGTTGCTGGTCAAAGTCGAGGATATTTCATGGGATCTATTCCGACCATAACAGGTCAACCTAATCCTATTGTATCTCCTCAGGCAGTTGGACCACAGTACGCATCTATTTCTTATGTATTATATTATGTCACACCAGGGGCAATGATTAAATTTAGAGCACCTGACAATGTAGACAATCAAACTCAATACTTTGATGCCAATGGAAATATTACAACAACTACTCCTAGTCAAGATCCTACAGTTTCCTTATATCTATGGACCACCGTACAACAAGTTATTGGTACAGGCTCCAACAACGGTTTAGGAAATCTTAGCGATGGCACCGGTCCTATTATTTTAACCAATGTTATACCTGACGGATGTATCCCTGTGGAAGTTGTGCCTGCATATTCTAATAGCTTAGGGTATTCATTTGAAACTAGTCTTATTAACTTATGTTCTTCTAAACTAACATTTGGTCTAACAATCAATACTTCTACAAGAACATGGAATGTAATTTCAAGTAATAACTTAAATCGAGCATTTATCACAGACACTTCGATGTTTGATTATGCTGGAGATACAACAAACGGTCAGTTAGATGCTAGTTGGTTAGTAATGTTTATGTGGAATCCAACTTCACAAAGTTATCAAATTATATCGAAGAATGAACAGTTTATTTTCCAAAGTGCTACTCAGACTGGATTCTATGTAGATAACAATAAAATAAATTTCGACTACACAAATAACTCAGTAGTCAAAGATAAAATTACTGTCTTGTCAGTTAATGCAGCAATAACCAATACTAATGCAATAGTTAAAGGATTTCCACTGCCTACAGATTATACATGGCAAATTGATAACTCAATCGTTGAAGCAGACGGGTATATTGATCCATCCACTGTGGTGATTAGTTATTATCAAGATCAAAATAGTCAACAGTTTAGTCAAATTTCTAATCCAGATAGTTTTAATAACATTGTTGGAGATAATACAACCCTAGTTACATTAAATGGTTCTACTGTTACACTCCCAGGCCGAAGCAATTTAAAATTCCAATACCAACATAATCCAAGTAATGAAGTTAGAATTGATCCTGCCAAGAGTAACATCATTGATGTTTATATGTTAACCTCGGCCTATGATTCTGCATTTAGAAACTGGCTATTAACTGGTAATGGTACAAAACCTATTCCTCCAACAACCAATGCTTTAGAAAATAATTATTCAGCTGACCTTGAACCGATAAAAACAATAAGTGATCAGATTGTTTATCAACCAGCTGTTTATAAAATACTTTTTGGCAATAAAGCAGAACCTAAGTTACAGGCAACATTTAAGGCTGTTCAAAGTCCAACCAGTGTTTTAAGTTCTAACTCTATTAGAAGTAAAATATTAGATGGGATTAACTCTTTCTTTGCCTTGGAAAACTGGGACTTTGGTCAAAGTTTTTATTTTAGTGAACTATCAACTTATATTATGAACATGTTAACACCTGACATTACAAACTTCTTGATTGTCCCGGTATCCAGCAACTTTGGAAATCTATATGAAGTTTCGTGCCAAAACAATGAAATTTTTATCAGCGGAGCAACCGCAGAAAATATACAAGTTATTTCGGCAGCAACCGCGGCACAGTTAAACATTAGTGGAAGTTAATAATGTCAACATCAACAGTACATTCAGTTAACCTATTACCAACATATCTACAAACAAATAAAAATTCTAAATTTTTATCAAGTACTATTGACCAGTTGATTCAACCGGCACAACTTGAGCGATTGAACGCTTACATTGGTTCTACATCTACTCCAACATATCACATAGGCGATTCTTATGTTCAAGAATCTACTGCATTAAGACAAGCATATCAACTAGACCCTGCGTTAGTAACTAACGATATTAACGGGGTTATTCAAAGTGTAGTTGCCCTTGACGATCTTGCCAATGAGATAGCATTGGAAGGTGGCCTAACTAACAATTTTGATAGACTATTTAGAAGTCAAGTATATCCTTATTATCCTCAAATAGCAATAGATAAACTAGTAAACTATGAAAAATATTATTGGTTACCTGAGGGTCCGGAGCTAGTTAATATTGATCAAGCAGATCTTGATGTTGCAAATCAAGTCATTGGACAATCAGATGTTGTACTTACTGTAGGCAATAATAGTGTACAGTTATTAAATGGTATGATGGTTACTTTCAGCGGCGACGGTGTTAGTAATCAGTACAAATACAAAGAGTTTTTTGTAGAAGGAACAGGTACATCTATTGTATTGGTTCCCTATGACAGTTTAATCACTCCTGAAGTATCTGCTCAACAAAATCCTGATTTATTTGATAAGGCAGGGTTTGATATGTTGTCTTTTGATGACAACAGAAATATACCAGTTGATCCTCAATACATTACCATTAATCGTGCTAGTAAAGATCTAAATGCATGGTCTAGAGCCAATCGCTGGGTACATGAAGATATTATTATAGCCAGTACTGCTGCTAATAATGCAGAAGTTAAACTACCACCTTTGCAAAGAGCGTTAAGACCTATTATTGAATTTAATGCAGATATTAAACTTTTTAATCACGGTTCTGTTGCTTACAAATATGTTGATGTAGTTGACAAATATACTAAAAATGCGTTTTTAACTATTTCTGGAACTACTATTCCGGGAACATCGAACACCAGTACTGTAGTTGTAGATGGTATACCTTTAGAGCATGGTTATCGAATCATTTTTACCAATGACACAGATCCAACAGTACAAAATAATATCTATCAAGTTAACTTTGTAAACATCAACGGAACATATAAGTTGGTATTATTGCCAGCATCTGATAACATGCCTGAAGAAGGCGCATCTGTTATAGTTACACAAGGTACTGTATTTGGCGGAACTACATTATGGTATAATGGCACAACATGGGTATCTGCTCAACAAAAGACTGCTACTAATCAAGCACCACTATTTGATTTGTTTGACGAAAACGAAGTAAGTTATTCCGATACTCAATACTATCTAAGTAATTTTACAGGTAACAAAATATTTGGATATAAAATTAATAACAGTAATCCTGTTGATTCTATATTAGGCCTACATGTTGATTATAGGAATATTTCTTCTATTGGAAGTTTCTTATTCACAAACTATTTTGGAACTGATCAGATTACAGTGTCTTTATCTGGAACTACTGTTGATGTTGTTCCTACTAGTAAGACTTTCTTTAAAATAGGCAACAAATATCTAAATGTTTGGGATTCGCTACTATCCCCTCCGATTAACATTAATAGCACAGGCTATTATGATGTTCCTTTGAGTTTAACTAATAATCCGTTGAACAGTTATTTGACTGATTTTACATTAGCGGACTTTGATCAACAAGCTGTAACAAATACACGTTTAATTTCTAATGGAAATAACCCAATGGCGTTTGCTATGATGTTCATTGGTAAAAAATCAAATAGTGTGATTGATGCTATTGAGAAGTCTTCTGATGCTTATAATCAGTTTAAGTTGGCATTGATTGCACAGGCTTCATCTATTGCCGATGTAACTGATCCTGTAAAAGTCCTTGATGAAATTTTAACTAAAATAAATCTAAGTAAAACTTCTTTAAGTCCTTATTACTTGTCTGACATGGTTGCTTATGGTGTTGATAAAAAAACATTAACCTATACTGTAACTAATCCCAATGTTGTAACATACTCTATCAACTCAGAATTTAATCTAACTGCTAGTTCTAATAGAAGTGTACTGATTTATCTAAACGGTCGTCAGCTAACAGCAGGACAAGATTATACATTTGATCCTTATGATGCTGGTGTAACTTTTTCTATAGTATTATCTGCGGGCGATGTTATTACCATTAATGATTATAGAGATACCCGTGGTAGCTTTATACCTCCTACCCCTACTAAACTAGGATTGTATCCTAGCTTTGTTCCTAAAATCTATTCAGACAATACCTATGCTAGCGGCCCAGTAAATGTAATACAAGGGCATGATGGTAGCATTATGTTAGCCTACAATGATTATAGAGATGCAATCATTTTAGAATATGAACTACGTGTTTTTAATAATCTTAAAGTAGCCTATAGACCTGAACTATTCGATGTTAACTCATCTAATCCTGGCGCATTTAGAGATTCTCTAGGAACAAGTAACTATAGTTTAGACGAAGTTAATAAGATTATACAGCCTTCTTTTATCAAATGGGCAGGTACATATGGTATTGAATATATTACCAACAACTCGTTTGATATTAACAATCCATTTACTTGGAACTATACTGGTTCTGTTTATAAAGGATTACAATATCCAAATGCATCTGCTGGTACAGGAATATCTGTTAGCGGATCTTGGAGAGCAGTATTTGAATATTTTTACGATACCGATAGACCTCACACTGCACCTTGGGAAATGTTAGGATTTGGTAAACAACCTAGCTGGTGGGATGCTGAATATGGTGTTGCTCCTTATACATCTGGTAATACAAAAATGTGGACAGATATACAAGCAGGTAACATCGCTCAGGGCCCTATTGCTGGTATTAACACTTTCTATGCTCGTCCGGGATTACTTGATATTCTTCCTGTAGATGAGTTTGGAAACTTATTATCACCGACTATTATTGGTTTAGTAGCACATGCTGCTTCTCCTAATATTTCTTATAACTGGAACATTGGTAATCGAAGTCCTGCCGAAACAGCATGGCGTAGAAGTAGTTATTGGCCATTTGTTGTTCAACGATTGTTAGCATTAACACAACCAGCAACATACTGTGCATTAATGTATGACCCTGCTAATATGAGTGTCAATAAAGCCGGACAGTGGACATATGGTTCTGCTTATTCGTTCTTGCAACTACCTAGTATGCCGATCCACGGCGAAAGTGGAGTTGCTACTAGTGGCTATGGTGTTTTTGTTAGTGAAGTAGGTCAACAAAGAACTCAAAACTATATTAATGAACTACGACAAGATTTAAAATATGTAAACTTTAATCTGTTTTATAAAGTAGGAGGATTTGTAAATCCCAATACCTTACAAATCATTATTGATGCTTACGAACCTACAACAACAGCGCCGGGTGCTATATTACCAAACGAAAGTTATTCTTTAATTCTTAATACTAGCAATCCTATTCAAAGTATCGGTATTTCTGGAATTATTGTACAACGTACAGATGCTGGATATGTTGTTAGAGGTTATGACAGACAACAACCTTATTTTACATATTATCCTGCGGTTAGAAATGCCAACACTCCTACCATCACTGTTGGTGGGGTTACATCAGACTATGTAGCATGGACATCGGCAACTGGTGTCGGTGATAGGAACTTAACATCTCTTGATACAACTACTGCTAAGGCTGCTCCTTCTAATATATTTTATCAAGCAGGACAGATTGTTCAATACGGTAACAATTTCTATAGAGTATTGGTAGGTCATTCTGCTGAATCAACATTTGATGCTAGTTTATATCAAATATTACCATCAATACCTACTACCGGTGGTGCCACTGTACAAGTTGCAAATTCCTTTAACAAAAATTCTGTAAAAGTTCCTTATGGTACAACTTTCACTAACATACAAGATGTATACGATTTAATCATTGGCTATGGTGCTTGGTTAACTGATCAAGGATTTGTATTTGAACAGTTTAATACCAATTTAGGAACCAATGTTGATTGGCATCTAAGCGGAAAAGAGTTTTTATATTGGAGTACACAAAGCTGGACATCATCTGGTGTTATTACATTGAGTCCCTTTGCTGACCAACTAACATTCCAAACTACAAACTCGGTAGTTAACAATATATTTGATAACTTCTATGAGTATAGTATTTCCAAGGCAGACGGTACCCCATTCCCTCAAAATAACTTATTTGTTGCTCGTCAAAGCGGGCAATTTACAATCAATGTTATTAATAGTGTTGAAGGAATTTATTTTGCAAGATTGCTTTGTATACAAAAAGAACATGCCATAGTATTTGATAATACAGATATTTTTGGTGATATTATCTATGATATTGAAACAGGTGAACGACAAGCAAGAATGAAACTAGTAGGGTTTAGAACCGCCAACTGGAACGGTGATTTCTTTGCTCCGGGATTTTTGTATGATGAAGCTAAGGTAGTCGAATGGAAACCATTTACAAACTATCTTGCCAGCGATGTGGTAAAATACAATAGCCAATATTATAGTGCTATCTCTAATGTAGCAGGTACTAAGAGCTTTGTATATACTCAATGGAATATATTAAGTTCAAAACCAACAGCTGGTTTATTTTCTAACTTTGATTACAAAGTAAGTCAGTTTAACGATTTTTATAGTTTAGATATTGATAACTTTGATTCAAGTATTCAACAGGCTGCACAAAATTTAACTGGTTATACTCCACGACCTTATTTGAATAATATATTCAGTGACCCAATCAGTCAGTATAAGTTCTATCAGGGAATGATACGTGAAAAAGGCACTGCAAATCCGATTATTAAGTTAGCCGCAGCCACTATTCAAAACTTAAACAGTAAAATAGAGTTTAATGAAGAGTGGGCTTTCCGTGTAGGACAATACGGCTCATTTACAACTTATAATGAATTTGAAGTACCGTTAAAAGAAGGAACCTTTGTAGAGAACCCACAGATTATTAGTTTTGTCGAATCGGTTCCAAAAGAAAGTAATAGTGTAATATATTATGCTACACCTAATGAACTAACTATTGGAACTGGCACATTACCTACAGTAGCAACAAGTACATCTACTGCTACGCTACAGTTATTACATGCAGGTTATGTGCGTTTTGATGATGTTGATGCAACAGCCTACAACTTTAGCAGTTTACTAGATATTGCCAACAACGATGTTATTAATGATGGTACAACTGTCTGGTTAGGATTTAAGCCAGATGGATCTTGGGATGTATTGCGTTATACATTCCGCTCAGCTGACATTATTGATGTTAATGCCACACAACCATTTAGTCAAATAACATTTACAACTAGCGGAACACATTCTTTATCTGTGGGACAGTTAGTTTCTGTAGTTAACTTTAATAGTGAAGTTAACGGAGTTTATACTATTTTGGAAATACCAAGCAACACTGAGTTTACAGTTGCTAGCACTCTAGGATCTATAGATTTTAATAATCCGTCAAGCCCTGGTATGTTGTTTACTTTTGACTCTATTAGAGTTGAAACATTTGACAACTTACCTATTGACCAAACTCTGTATCGTTACAATCTCGGAAGTAAAGTATGGGTTAATACAGGTAATGGAACTGACAACAATGGTTGGGCAGTTTATGAAAAAGTATTAAACTATACCAATACTGATGTTAAAAGCATATCAAGTATTTCAAACGAAGGACTTGGTTATAGTATTTCTAAACCAAAAGGTAGCAAGATACTAGCAGTGGGTTCTCCATATTATACAGGAACCAATGTCGGAGGATTTGTATCTGGTAATGTAGGTTTATATGAGATTAACAACAACAAACTACAAGCAATCTCCTTTTACCAAATGTATAATACTGCTGGTACTGGTAACTTGTATGGATATTCTGTAGCATATAATCCTATACCTTTTAGTTCTTCTACCTACGGATTAATCTTTGCCGGAGCCCCGGGAGCAAATAATAATGCTGGAAAAGTTTTAGTCACGGGGTTAGATACCTATATACAAACTAAACTATTAGCAACAATTACTACTTCTACATCGGGTTCTGCATTTGGTTCTAGTTTATCAGTAGTACCTACGAGTACTATTACAAGTTTATTATTTGTCGGAGCTCCGGTAGGTAATGGTGCTGTTCACTCATATACAGTAAAATCTACAGCCACAGTTAGCTCGGTCTATTCGGGTTCTGTGTCAGGCACTTCGGGATCATTATTCGGTACTTCGATTGCTACAAATAGTACAGGTAGTTTGGTAGCAATAGGTGCTCCGGGTTACTCACAGGCTACAGGGCAAGTTCGATATTACACCGGTAGTTTATCTTCATTAGGCACAATCACTTCTCCATTTGCAACAGGAACCAACTTTGGCCAATCTTTGGCAATGAGTCGAGACGGCTATTATCTTGCTGTAAGTGCTCCTAATCTAAACAATGACGATGGAAGTATAGGTGCTGTGTGCATTTATACATTGACAAATAATGCATATGTATTAGATACAACCTTAATAAATCCAGTAATAGGTTCGACAATGAACTTTGGCATAGCTATGGATTTTACATCAGAAGCTGATGCCTTGGTTGTTACCGCATTAGGAACAAACACTTCGGTTGTAACTTATTTTGATGAACACACAACTACCTTTGATTTAGACACAACTAGATTTACAGAATCTGAAATAATGTCGGGCTCTGCTTATTTGTATTCACGTAGAGGTACACGATTTGTCTATAGCGAAGAACTAGTCAACGCAGAAGAAAACATTACAACAGGTACTAACTATGGAACATCTGTTTCATTAGACAACGGTGTTGTACTAGTCGGTGCTCCGGGCGGTTCAACACAACTAGTAAGTACTGCTACCAGTGCAATCTATCAGTTTACTGCAATAGACCCAGCAGTGGTAGGATGGAATCAGTTACGAGTTCAAGACGATTTTGTATTACCTTCGGGTGTTCAAAAGATTTGTTTAGTTGATACAGTATCTAATGATATTATTAACTATTATGACTATGTGGATCCGTTAAAAGGTCAAATCGTTGGTCTTGCTGAGGAAGAACTAACTTATAAAGTTGCAAGTGATCCTGCTATATATAGCATCGGTGATTCTAAAGTAAATGTTAATAATGTATCAAACTGGCTTGACAATCAAGTAGGTCAACTATGGTGGGATTTAAGTACTGCCAAGTTTACCTGGTATGAGCAAGGTGATTTAGAATATCGTAGAATCAACTGGAACACACTATTCCCTGGGGCTAGTATTGATGTATACGAATGGGTTAAATCTACATTGTTGCCAAGTGATTGGGCTATTCAAGCCGACACAACTTCGGGACTTGCAAAAGGTATTAGCGGTCAACCTAAATATCCTGACAACAGTACATTGTCGGTTACACAAGAATATGATTCTGCAACAGGTGGCTTTATTAATACCTATTATTACTGGGTTAAGAATAAAGCAACTATACCTAATGTAGCTGATCGTAGAACCAGCGCACAGAATGTAGCTTCTTATATTGCTAACCCGTTAGCTGCTGGCCTACAGTTTGCATCTATAATAGATAAAAATACCATAATGTTAGCTAATATTGCTACTGAGTTAAAATCTGATCAAATCAGTCTAAACTTTGCTATTGATAATACTAACAGTAAAATACCTCGTCACACAGAGTGGCAGTTAATGACAGACGGCAAAGAAACAAGCACACCACCCGGACTGTTAGAACGTAAAATGATTGATAGTTTTATTGGATATAGTACAAGTACAGGTGCTCTTGTTCCTGATCCAAAACTGTCAGCTAGAGCTAAGTTTGGTATTGGCATCAGACCTCAACAAACATTATTCAACAACAGATTTGAAGCATTGCGTAATGTTATAGATTTTGCCAACAGCATTTTAATAGATGTTCAAGTTACCAGCAACTACAGTTTTAATAACTTAAACGCCGCTGAGCCTTTTCCTACTCAATATACCGTAATCGAGGATGCTACAGAGTTGGATCCGGTATTTGTTGGAAGTACATCGACTGTTACAGTATTAGTTGATGCTGATTCTAACAACGGATGGGCAGTATATGAACTACAAAATAGTAAATGGGTAAGAGTAAGAACACAAAGTTATAACACTCCATTATATTGGAAACATGTTGATTGGGTGTCTACTTCTTACGATGCTTATCGAGATATTACTGTTGCAGTTGACGAGTTATATCAGTTGGCTGAAGTTAGTCTATCTGCCGGGCAATATGTCAAAGTTAATAATCGAGGCGACGGCAACTATATTATTCTAGAAGTAGCACCTGCTGGTACTGTTGGTGATTTTGGTAATAACTATCTAACTCGTTATATACAAAACGGTACTATTCAGTTCTTAGATACTTTATGGAATCTAGCATTTGGATGGAATCAAACATATAGTTACAGTCAAACATTGTTTGATCAAACTCCTAACAAGGAAATTCAATTTATTCTTACTGCCTTAAAGGATGATTTGTTTATCAATGATTTAAGAGTCAACTGGAATAAACTATTCTTCAAGGCCATGAAGTATGCTGTTTCAGAGCAGCCTGCTATTGATTGGATATTAAAAACATCGTTTATTGATGTAACTAACTATGCGGGACAGTTGACACAGCCTCCTATCTATAAGTTACAAGATAGTTCTTACTATGAAGATTTTATTAATGAAGTAAAACCCTACCATACAAAAGTTAGAAACTTTACAACTAACTTTAGTAATACAGAGTTTTCTCAAACATTGACTACTGATTTTGATTTCCCTGCATATTGGAGTACATTAACAAATAAATTTGTTACTACTCCTGTGTCAACATCGTCGTTGGTATATCCACAATATTTGTCAAACAGTGGTACATATACTACTTCTACTGTACCTACTTTAGAAAGTTTGTTTGTAAATCCTGTTCGACAAATAACTGAGACTATGGTCTTTGACAGAATTTCTACAAGAAATCAAATTGGCAGTTTGTCTGTAACAGATATTTTTATTGGTGATGGTGCTAGTACTGAATTCGTCCTAAGTTGGGTAGCACAGGCTGATAGATTTAAAATGAATCTATCTGTTACTGGCGAGTACGTATTGCCTACCGAATACACCGTTCGATATTATAAAGAAACTTATAATGGTTTTACCAAACACTATTCTAAACTAGTATTCTTAAATATTGATCAAGCTCCTGCATTAGGTGCGGTAGTTACGTTCACTTACGAAAAGAGTGTATCGTTAATGTCTGCCGTAGAACGTATTCAAAACTTCTATGCACCGACCGCGGGTATGGCAGGTACTGCTACTGAACAACTGATGGTAGGAGTTGATGATCCTAGAACACATATCGGCGGCCAATATGAAGGAAAGAGTTTTGTAAATCCCTACGGTAATATTGTAGGCGGCCCTGATAGTCTTATTAATCCTAGTCATCTTTCTGGTACCTACGATATAAACTTATCTCAGCCTTATCCGACATGGTCAGGAACAAACTTAATAAATGCATTAGGTGTTGATCCTGCAGATTTAATCATCGAAGGTGAATATGGATTTGTAACAACAAGTTCTGCCTATGCTCCTGAAGAAGTTATTCCTGGTGTAGTTGCAGATACATTAGGTATTGATGTTTATACTCAAGCAGGGTATGTTACACCTACTATTGTAAACGGTTCTGGAAATGTCATAGCAGGTACTTCTTGTACATTCCCGTTATCAAGTCTTCCGACTACTATCGGAAGCATTGTGGTAGCAGTTAATGGTACTGAGTTTGCATACTCAACAGTAACAAATATATCTAATACATTTAATATTGATTGGATAAACTCTGCATTGGTTATTCCTCCACAACCCACTGACGGTGTTGTGGCATACACTATTATTGGTGTTGGATCAAACTCATCAGCTATTCCTGGAATCATTGATAGAGTAACAGTTAATACAGTAGCAAATACTACTACCGCTCAAGCAGTTAGTTTAGGTAGTTTTGATGAAGTTACAGGAGTCTTTGTAACATTAGATGGACAAATACTTTCTTCTAATATAATACCTAGCCCGTACTATCAACTTGTTCCAGCTTCTACAACATCTAACAGAGCATCTGTTATTGTTTATAATCTTCCACTGGGTATTGAAAATACATTGCAGGCTTGGTTCTTTGATAATGTAGGTACTAACTTTAATCAAGTTAATGTAAACTATATAACTGTAAATGGCCAAGCAATTTTTGATCCAAATCAGCCCACTTTTGCAGGAATAGATATTCCTAATCCTCCGGGAAATGTTGGACCTCCGAGCTCACAGGTAATAGTAGAAGCATCGGACATAGGTAGTAATACTTCTATAAGATTATTACCACCAAGTGTTACCTATTATACAGTGACATCTACTAGTGTTACTCAATATCAAATCAAAGATGCCTTTAACCCATTTGTAAAAGATGTTAACTACGGAGACAACGTTAATGTTTATATAAACGGTTCTCAAATAGCATTAGGTGCAGATTTTACTTTTGACAATAACAATGTAACAATATCCAAATCTTTTAATGTCGGTGACGTTATTGCGGTTGAATCATATATGCCAAATAACTTTGCAAATCACTATAATAGTTCAACTTCAGTGACCTATGATTATGATTATATTGTAACTTTGCAAGGTAAACTAGTATTATCACCAAACTGGTATACAAGAACTAATATAAATTATAAGATTACAACTTATACTGATCAGGATTCTATGGGTATCGAAACACAAGTGTTTAAAGGAAATCCATATAGAACATATATTTTAGATAGACCTGTTCTAGATCAAAATTACGTTTGGGTTACAATCAACTATCCAATATCTAACACAGGTAGATCTGGAGAACAAGTGTTAATAGGCGGCGTTGATTTCCAAGTGTTGTCTGATCAGTTAACTGTTGTTATTGGTGATGCATACGATGTTACCTCAGATTGTACTGTGGTGATAATGAGTATTGCCGGTCCTTCTAATAAAAACATTCTAGGTTACAGATATTTTAGAAATATTCTGGGACAAGAATCTTTTACAAGACTGTCTAATAAAAACTCTACATACCTAACACAACCGTTGTATACAACATCTACAGAAATACATGTTGCAGATTCTACAATATTAAGCCCTGCTGATCCTGGAACAAATACTCCGGGTGCAGTATTGATTTCAGGAGAATTAATAGAGTTCTATGAAAATAGCAATAATGTTTTAAGCCAACTAAGACGCGGTGCCCGTGGCACAGGTATTATTACTACAGCAACTTTGGGTACTCGTGTAATAGATCAAGGTGTGTATCAAACTGTTCCAATAGCACCTGAACAGGCTTATCAAGAAACAGTATTAGCACAGAATACATATACTAATGCTGCTCTAAGTAATACCTATACTATCAAATCTTCATCTATTACTGGATGGATTAATACTTTAACAGCTTCTGTTATTAGATGTGATGGTATTTCTTTCCTAACCTCGGTATCACCGTTACCAGTTGATCCTTATACAGGTTCCTTTGTTGTCGGTAATAGAATATATTCTGTCTCTACTGCAAGTATTGCAGCCAAAGATCAAATACAAGTTTACTATGGCGGTTATCCGTTGCGTAAAAATATTTCATATTACCAAGACACAACAGTACAACATGACAGTATATTGGAATCTCAAATACTTGGAACATTCCCTACAGTATCTTCATTGACTAATGTGTATTCTAGGTTGTCAACTGATTTACAATATACTCCGAATCCTGCATATGTTACCACTGACACTAGTATTGTTTGGGTATACAAATCAGGACAATCGCAAGTAAATATTGATTATACTACATCAACCAATGTAGGACTTCCAGTTAAATCTACAGGTACAACTTACCTTGTAACAAGTACTAACTTGATTTATTGGTCAACTGGTACAGGTTATATAGTAACTGCAACACTGGGATTAATTGATTCTGGATTACGTCAACTACCGCCTGATTTTACTATTAACACTAGTACTCAAGTGATAACATTAAATACTTCAACAGTTAAGTTAAACACAGGAACATTGTTATCGATTGTTATGAAACGTGTAACCTCTAGCTGGAACGATGTTGTATCTGCAGGAACTTCAACTGTTTCTCTAACATCTAGTACAAGTTTTGAAGCACAGTTCTTACAAGAAGCGCCTGCTATACTTCCTGATGTTTATTTCTATAGTGGAAATGCAATTAAAGGGAACGTATAAACTAGCATAAATATCATCATGGAACAAAAACAAATGAATACCAACACAGAAAAAAAACCCAATGAACAAGGAAACATTGCTGTTCGCGGGCATATTAAAATCTATAATCCAGAAACCGGACAAGTGTTTATTGACAAGCCTAATGCTATTAACTATGAAACTTTTAGTATAAGTTTAGCACAAAGTGTTAGTAACCAAGGCCGAGGAATGATCGAAGGTATGGCATTTGGTAATGGAGGTACTCGCGTTGACGATACCGGTATTATTACATACCTAACACCGAACGTTATTGGTACAACTGCTGGTCTATATAATCAAACTTATTATAAAGTAGTTGATTCAAATCAAACATACGACTTGGATCCTGCTAGAAACTTTATGGAAGTTAGACATGTCGCTGGCTCATTCTATAGTGATGTTTTAGTTAGTTGTTTATTAGATTTTGGTGAGCCCAACGGCCAAATGGCCTTTGACAATGCTACTAACAGCGATGGTACATATGTGTTTGACGAACTTGGTCTTAGAGCATATAGTCCAAATGGTCCTGGAACTGGGCCGTTGTTAACTCATGTAATTTTTCACCCTGTGCAAAAAAGTTTGAATCGAATGATTCAGATTGATTATACCATCCGAGTACAGAGTTTAAGTTCTTAAGGATAGTGTAATGGCATATACAATTTTAAATAATAATAACACAGTTTTAGTAAGAGTAGCCGATGACTCTATTGATCAATCTACCAGTGTTACTTTTGTTGGTAAAGATTATGCTGGTTACGGACAATACTATAATCAAAACCTAGTAACATTATTAACTAATTCTGCCAATCCTAACTATTCCCCTCCCGCTAATCCTTTAGGCGGCCAATTGTGGTATGATACAACATATAAAAAACTTAGAGTATTTGATGCTACTTCGGGTACATTTATAAGTGCCGGCGGAGCAACTATTGGTACTAGTCAACCTGCTGGATTAAACGCTGGTGATTTTTGGTATAATAGCAATAATGCCACACAAACAATAAATTTCTTTAATGGAAGTTCTTTTGTTACCCTTTCGACCTATCCAATGAATCAACCAACTGGATTGATTACACCTATACTACCTATTCTTAATAATACCAGTCCTCCGATAAATCAACAAGTTTCTTTATTAGAAAACTACGGTGTAGTAAAAGGTGCATTAAGTAATAGTTCGTTTACGGTTAATGGAACTCAAAGCGTAAACATTTTTAATACAACCAGCTACACTATTACCCAGGGATTAAATATCATTGGTAATATACAAGCTTCTGCAAATGTCATTACTAACAATGTAACTGCTACTTCGATAACTGTTAATTCTATTTCTATCGGTGCTGCGACTAGCGGAACTCCTACAAATAACACAACAGCTTCGTCTTGGTTAAAAATAGTTGTAGCAGGAACTCAGTACTTTTTACCTTTATATCAATAATACTATGTCATACATTTTAACCAAAACCAGCGGTACTGTATTAACAACAGTTCGAGATGCAACAATAGATCAAACTACAAGCCTTACCTTTGTTGGTAAAAACTTTTCTGGATATGGTCAACCTTTAGAAGAAAACTTCGTTGGGCTATTAGAAAACTTTAATAACTCTGTGTCTCCAACTAATCCAATACAGGGACAACTATGGTTTAATAATCAAACTCAGCAGTTAAATGTTTCTTATGATGGTACTAACTTTAAAGGTATTGCCAGTTTGAGCGTATGTGGATCTAGTACTATTCCAAATAATCCTGTAACTGGAGATATGATTTGGAATACATCTACTCAACAGTTATCGGTATATGATCAAACTTCTAATGGATTTGTGTTTATCGGACCATTTGATCAAGGAACTGGCAGCTCGTGGTCATTTACTCCTGAGCAAACAAATCAATCTGTTTATCAAGCAACTATTCGTGGGCTTGTAGATGGTTTAAATGTACTAGCAATATCCAATGTTAACTATGTACCTGCAACATATCCGAGCAGTGATTTAGGCGTAGGCTCTGCTAATACATTTACAGTTGTTAAAGCTGGTATTACCTTGCCTGGAGCAGATTCTGCAACTGGAGTTTCTACAGTATCGACAACATCTGGATATATGTTATGGGGTACTGCGGCTCACTCACTATTAACATCTGGGTTGAATGTCACTGCCGCCCCTTCTGGAACATTATATATCCCTATGGTTTCTAATGCTACAGGTGCATCTAATGCTGTAGTAAACTCATCGTTTAACTATACTAATGGTGTATTAAATGCTACAGCCACTGCCGCTTACTATGCCGACTTGGCAGAGCGTTACGAAGCTGATGCTATATATGAACCTGGAACCGTTTTAGTAATCGGCGGCCTAAAAGAAGTTACAACTACTACTAAATTTGCTGATACAAGGGTAGCGGGTATAGTGTCTACAAATCCTGCCTATTTAATGAATAAAGACGCCGGAAATGACGAAACTCACCCTGCAATTGCCTTAAAAGGTCGTGTTCTTTGCAAAGTTCACGGCTATATTGAAAGAGGTGATCTTTTAGTTACTAGTGACTATGCAGGATATGCTACAGCGGCTAAATCGGTATCTGAAGGATCTGTAATAGGAAAAGCCCTGCAAAGTAACTCACAGGGCTTTGGGGTTATTGAAGTTCTTGTAGTTTAAACTGCCATTGGAGCCTTAATGGCTTCGTGGCTTTCATAGCCTTCTAGTTCAATATCACTCATTTCAAAATCCATAATAACATTTACTTCTGGATTTAGTTTTAATGTAGGCAAGGGCAATGGTTTACGACTTATTTGCTCTTTAACTTGATCAAAATGGTTATTGTAAATGTGAGCATCACCGATGGTAATGACCAAATCTCCAACTTCCAGATTACAAACTTGAGCGGCCATATGTGTAAACAATGCATATGATGCAATATTAAATGGTACACCTAAGAACATATCGGCACTACGTTGATACATCTGGCAACTTAACTTACCGTTAGCAACATAGAACTGAGCAAGGATATGACACGGCGGAAGAGCCATTAAATCTAACTCACCTGGATTCCATGCGGTTATAATATGTCTACGACTATATGGATCCTCTTTAATACCTTTGATGAGTTCGATCAACTGGTCATGATTTTGTAAAACAACTTTGTTGATACGCACCAAGGGCTTACGCCACTTGCGCCATTGTACTCCGTAGATTCTACCTAAGTCACCGGAATGTCTTTGAAGTTTTTTACTAGTCCAATAAGGCGCACTAGCATTATCAGACCATATTGTTTTCTTTTCAGTATAACGTTCACCGTGTAAGATTTCTCTTAGGCGTAGTTCGTCTCCACTGCCTTCTAAAAACCAAAGTAGTTCACTAACAACAGCTCTCCAGGCCAGCTTCTTTGTAGTAACTGCTGGAAAGCCTTCTGTTAAATCAAAACGCATTTGAAGACCAAATATACTACGGGTGCCTGTGCCTGTACGATCAGGACGATCGTCACCGTTTTCTAAAATGTTTTTAAGTGCGTCTAGATAGACTTTTTCTGGATGTGTCATTCAGCAGCCGTTTCTACTTCTTTTTTCTTCTTGCTCTTTGGAGGATCAATTTCGTCTGCTTGTTTGCGTAGTACTTGAGCTTGTTTAAACAATGCATCAGCACGTGAGCGCATTTCGGCAGGAGTAAGTTCTAGACTAGCATTTTTAGATTCTGTAACAACAGGTGCAGTGGTGATTTCTTCACCGGCGTTTACACTAGAACTTGTTGTACGAGTTGGATCATCTTTTGGAGCAGTTTTTTTCTTTTGAGTGCCATCTGTTACCGCTAAGTCTTCGATGCTGATGCCCTTTTGTTGGGCAATCAGTTCATTTAACTCGTCTAACTGAATAGAAGCGTTTGTAGCAGGAGTCATGATAACTCCGTTGGTCGGAACCTTTTTAAGAAGACCTCTTTTGTGTAAAGATGCTAGAATGTTTTCACCATCTGGAAACTTACGAACAGCTAAAATGTCTGCTAGTTCATTTGCTTGTTGTCCACTAATATCTTGTACAATACTCATAATAGTATCATGCCAAGTATCTGGCAAACTGCTAGTTCCGATAACTAGCGCACTAGTTGCATCTCCGGGTAATGTGCGATAAGCAACAAGGATTTTTGCCCCGTTGTTTTTCATTTTACCCACGTGTTTCATTTCTCTTGCCATATTGCTACCTCTTATTAGGCTGTTGGTGCTTCAGTTTGATCAGCTGGTTGTTGAGCCGGAGTAACAGCATTCAAGAATGTGTTTAGACGATCAAATACTTGACCAACTGATGTAGCTTCTGCGGCACCAAATGCACCGCGACGTACTGCTAAATCAACAACTGCACGTAGATTTTGTAAATCTTGAATGCTTAGTTGTGGTTGTTGTGGTTGTTCTACTGGCGCATCTCCGCCAACTGCTGTGCTTGCTACTTGTGCTTCATCTGACATTTTTATTTTCCTTTATGTTTTATGAATATGTGGACACCCTAAGGAAAACATTGTGAGTTCCATAGGATCTTCCATACCAACTTCTATTACCTCAGATATTTTATTATTGTTATCTAAGGCAAAAGATTTCTTAATAGTATACCTACTATTTAAGTTATAAGTAATCCACTGATCTAACAATTTGATATCGCATAACTTTGATACTTTGACGGTGGTAAAGTGTGCTGGAATGAAACTTAACTGTCTTATTCCTAACACACTTAAAGGGTTTACTTCACCTCTAGCCAATGCCATACTTAATCTTCTTTGTAGTAAGCAGTTTGACCAAATGGCGCTACGATAGTATCATTACCGTGGATGATGAACAGGCTTTCGCAGTAGTTCTCATCGCCCCAGCTACCGCATGGATAACCATCTGTAAACATAATGAAGCGTTTTGGCTCAATGCCTTCTTCCTTCATAAAGTTATAGCAAGCATCAAAGTCAGTACCGCCACCACCTTTGGGTTCATAATCCGTGATCTCGTCGGCATTGTCGCCTGTAAACTTAACATAGTTATAAACTTCAGTGTCGAAGCAGAACAAGTCTAGTTTAAAGTCTTTGTATTCTTCCATAATGCCCTTAACTTCACCTAAGAAGTCTTGTGCCATTTTGTTGCTAATAGAACCAGACATATCGATTGCCACTGACACATCGATAGTTTCTTCGTTCATCATACCTGGCAACACGGCACCGCAATGTTGGCTCTTACGATTTGGACGTTGGAAACTAAAGTTGCTTTTAATGATACTTTGGATGTTCATACGCAACATTTGACGCCAATCCATTTTGGGTTCAGTAAAGTCAGTAATGTAACGTTGAACGCCGGCAGGAATACGACCGGCCCCGGCTGCTTGAGCTGCCGCTACCATGGCTTCTTTGATTTCGTCCTTGATCTTTTTCTTTTCTTCTTCAGTTAGTTTAGGACGACCTTTGCCCTTGCCCTCGCCGTCAACTTCTTTACCATCGCCGCCGTCACTTTCTTCATCGCCATCACCGTCCAAATGTTCGTCTAACAACTCACCGATTTCTTCCCAAGAAATCTTTTCAGCATTTTCGTACAAGTGATCATAGATCTGTTCGTAACTCCAGCCACGATACTTATTATCTTGGAAGATTTTAATATCTTTTGGAACTTCTCCAATGCGTTCGTCTTTTAAGATTTGATTAACAGCATAGTCGGCGGCAATGTTTGACAACTGACCATCACGATTATCGCGGCGTCCCAAATGGTCAAACACATTATGTAGTACTTCGTGTGCAAAACCAAATTCACATTCTTTTGGAGTTAATTTATTAACAAAATCGTTACTGTAATAGAAGTTCCGTCCATCTGTAGCCAAAGTACTACACCAGTCACTGGCATCGATTAGTTTCATACGAGTGGCCATGTTGCCAAAGAATGGGTGACGTAACAACAAACCAATACGAGCGGTTACAAGTTTTTCAACAATCTTGTTTTTTTCCGATTCAGAAAATACTTTACGTTCTGCTTTTGCTAGTTTTTTATTTGCTGTAGAAGTTTGAGTAGACATTACTGCTCCTGTTAAAATACTATTATACTAAAATTTATCTAGTTTGTCAATAAAAAAGGGGCCTAAGCCCCAATTTTATTCCATAGCCTGGATAATGAACTTACCGTATTTGTCGTGGAAGCGATCAAAGTTCTTTAACTTAGACGCATCAAACGGCAATTGATAGTTCGTGAGCGCCACTTTGGCCCCCATCACAACCAACTCAGTTGGGAAATTGTCCATCATGAAGCCGAAGAAGTTATCTGCCATCTTGTCCCAATCTTTAACCTTCTTTTGGCTAGCGGTTTGGAGTTCGTAACACATAGACACTGTCAAAGAATACATAGCAGAAATTTCTTTGATATCACATTTAATAACTTTGCCGTTCAAAATGTCTGCTGGGTTAGGCATTTGTTTGGCAACACGACGGTGAGCCATGAACTTAACAGCAAGACCTTCACCAATAGCACCAGCAACCAAATCGGTCAAAGTACCTTCTGGCAAGTCGTCGTCCTTTAGCAAGTCGCTAACAAAGCTCCAAGAACGGGGAGTAGCAAACGCACGGCTTGAAGATTTTGGATCAAAATCATACAAGTCTTGTTTAGCAAAGCCAACATAGCCAACAACCTGTTCGTGAACCTTGTTGTTAACAGCCCATTCTTGCCAATCTTCAAAATCACTCTTCAATTCTAAGTGAACGAAACGGTTAGCCAACGGAGCAGGCATACGATAAGTAACACCTTTATCGCTTTCGCGGTTACCAGCGGCAACAATACTAACACCATCTGGCAACTTGTAAGTACCAACACGGCGATTCAAAACCAACTGGAAAGCCGCTGCCTGTGTAGCAGGAGCCGCAGAGTTCAACTCGTCCAAGAACAGGATAGCAGTAGAGTTAGGATCAGTGGGCAATTCAGCAGGAGGAGCCCAACTCATTGTGTTAGCATTGGCATCAAAGTATGGAATACCTTTAATGTCAGTGGGTTCCCAAAGGCTCAACCGAACGTCGATAACTTCTCGACCTTGTTTGTCACCAATCTGTTTAACAATATCGGATTTACCAATGCCTGGAGGGCCCCACATGAATACAGGGCGTTGAATCTTAACGCACTTCTCGATACTACGCTTGGCTTCGTTAGGCGTAACGGTGCGATTTGAACTGATCTTTTCTGCCATAGTCAACTTTCTTAAGTTAAAAAAATATTTTACTGTTGCACTCTGCTTCAGTATGTAACTATTGTAACGCAGATCTGTGTTTAAGTCAATGGAGTTTTTGGTTTTTTTGCTTTAGCGGCACTGTATCTTACAATGTTGCCAGAAAACAACACTAGCTGAATAGCCATTTTTTCATCAAATACATAGATTTCATCTTTGGTAATATACCAAGGGCTTTCGATTAGATTATCTAACCAAATAATAACTTGATTAGTATATTCTACAGGTTCATCTAATGTAACTTTATGTGCTTTGATATGAGCAGTTAATCGAGCAAACCCTTCGTCAGTTAATCTAAGCCCGCCCTTTTCTTTATTACGATAGTTAAACCACCATTGTGGTAACAACTTACGAATGGATTTTTCATCCGTGGGTAGATTAAACTGTTCTGCAATATATCGGGTAATATCAATCTTCAGAGTCATTGGTTAACTTTTCTCCAGTAACCAATTTATAGACAGAAAAATCTTGAGTATTAAACTGTTTATTAAGTTTTTCAGCAAGATTATGGGCATGACCGGCATTTGAAAATGATACTTTTTTATATTTAGGACCAATTTTCTGTGCAAGAATACTACTAGTTTTTAAATTAATAGGCTTGTCTTGATAAAATACAGCCCAAATAGCCTCAGCATCTAAAACTTGTTCTGTTTTATACGTCTTTTTATTGGTTAGTTCTAATAATATGGTTGGCTTGGGTCTGCTCATATACGCTCCATAAGTGCGTATATATTTATTAAAAACTGTTAAAACCGCCACCGTCCATTTTAATAACAATAGTTTCGTCGCTGGTATTAGGGCCGCCTGCTAATCTTGTCATAACCAAAGATAAACTATTCTGTAAATCAGTTACTTCTTTAAGACTTAGCACTAGATTTTTTTGATTACTTTTAATAGCAATCCGTGCTTTATTTAAAAAATCTTCGATTGGTAATGTGTTTATTGTATTACTCATTTGATTTAATCTCTTTTATTAATACCGTTTTTAATTCTTCTTCAGTTTTAAAAGGTCCGTAGTATGGATAACGCTCTAAAGTAATTAGTTTAGGGCAAAACGATTTAACCCAACCTTTACTAAACTTAATAATATAATGTCCTGCACATAACTGACTTTTACTTTTAGAACGTTTTGTATATAAAGGTAGTTTCTTTTGAACATTATATAAAGGTTCATAGGGTTTAGTCTTACACGGATAATCATAAATGCTATATGATACTGGCTCTAGAATATCTCGTTTTACTTTTTTAATACTTTCTTCAAATAAAGCAATACCCACTGCATTTTTAACTTCGGTTAAATCTTTAAAAGGTATGGCTTTACCGTGATGTAATACCAAATAACCTTTTTTGACCTTACTGATACTACCGATTTTTTTATTACCGGATTTAATCAACCATTCTTGGTTGGGAATTAATACTTTGGCATTTGTTGACATTTTTATACATACCTTGCATTTAATGGTTCTGCGTAGCTTTGAACTTGTTCGCTTACTTTGACCATATCAAACTCGGCGCAGAATTTTAATAATCGAATACCAACTTGTGGAATATTTTTTTCTGCCGTAGTTGCTGTATCGATTGTTTCTTTAATCAAAAGTTTAATATCTTCGGGTTGTGCTGTCAAGTCGCATAGTGTGACATTACGATTGTAATCGTCTAACACACGGTGTTCGACACCTTCGTGGTCAGTCCAGCGCTGGAGCATGAGATTGTTCCAAGAGTATCCTTTGGTATTTCGATCGGCATAGGCCTCCTGGAGACCAACTTTATTCTTTGTTCCTTTAGTACGAACTCCCGGATAAGCAGAAAAGACGTTGTCTGAGGTATCTCCTCGCATACACTTCTCGAAAAGTAACCACTTGGGGTCTGGTGCAGGCTTTTCCTCTTTAGTTTTTTTATCAATAACACGCTTGCCTTTAGCATCGAAATATCCTTCGTGTGTTGTAGTGATTTCCATTACACCGTTATATTGTCGAACATTTGGAGCAATCAGCTGTGCAAAATCTCCATCTGTTGAAATAATCACGTGGTTATCGTCGGGATGTGCCTGTATGAAACCTGCAATCAAATCATCTGCTTCGAGTTGCGGATGTTGTAGTACAGTTGTATTGGTTTTCGTAGTGATAAAATCTTTGAACTGGTCAAAGGTTTCCCAAAATACACGTTCTTCTTCTTGTTCTCTGGGATTCATTGCGGCACGACCTTCTGCTCGTTGTGCCTTATAAGGAGTATAAAAACTTTTACGCCACGAGCGACCTTCTAAACAGAATACCACATGGTCACCTTTAAAGTCCTTCCATGCTTTACGAACACTGCCAAGCACTGTATGAATACTCATACCAATCTTGTCATTAAGGTCTCCCCTAATAACATGTCGTGCTCTAAAAAATGTATTTGCTGTATCTACTAGAATGTATGTTTTGTTCATTAAGAAACTTCCGTTTTACCATCATCACGTAGCGTACGAGTAACAGATCCACTAGATCTGCGTGTCATATCGATACCCTCTTCGCCTGCAACATTACGACAAAGTTCAGTAAACCATTCGTCAACAACGGCTTCTTCATCTTCGCCTAAATATCCGTCAGCACGTAATTGTAACACAAAGTATTCATTCCAGTCAAGTTCAAAGAAACCGTTGCGAGCATTATCTTTGCCTACATGGGTTTCGACTACAGATACCCACGGTTCTTTATTTTCTGTAGCAATCTCTTTTGGAGTCTTAGTAGGTTTGGTTGCTTCGGCTAACTTGGATTCAGTTTCCTTAATCTTATTAGCCATTTCTTCTGCATATTTTCTTGCAGCTTGAGCTTCTTCTTCTAGTTTATCTAAGCCCAATGCTTTTTTAATAAAATTTCTCATAGTTTACCTTTTTAATTGCCAAATTAAATGTTCGTGTTTGTTGTGCCACCTATATAGGTATATAGGATCACCTGGGCCAGTAATCATTTTGGTAAATTTATAGCCCCGTTCTAACCAAATTCTTTTTCCTGTTAAAGCACAGCGTTTAGGAAAAACTGCAAATTTGTATTCAACACTTGCGGTTTTGTAAAACCATAGGTCATCTGATGTTGTATCATTATAATTCTTACCAAACATCATTTGCCTTCGTATGCCGGATTTGGAATATCTAACTCAAATATATGGAACTTGTCTTTACTATCGGTAGCACTAGCAACCAGTAGTTCCATTGTTCTATATTTTTCTGCTTCCTCTCGAGTAAAATAAAACCCAGTCGCTCCGCCGCCAGGACTAGCCGTACCTGTAGGATACAGATAGAAGTTAGGTGATTGTTTTAACAACATATACACCTTTAGAAACTTTGGAGCCAGCAACGGTTCGGCCATTAAGTCCCCCACTCGTTTTTGAACAATGGCACTTGTAGACGATCACTATAACGCCACCCTCGCTTCATTGCGGCAATGGCAACGGATCGAGCATTGAGATTATAAACAGACTCAACACCGCCGACAGGCATAAGGTATACGTGACCTTTAAAACCTGCCGCTCTAAATTCGTCAACTGCTCGTTCTGCATCTTTAATGTCCTCTTCTGTTGATACTACTAATTTCAAATATGCTGTACCGTATTCTTCATACTCGCAAACACGATCGGGTTTTATTGCATCCTCCCATGGCTCGCCGCTTGCTGGTAATTTTGCACTGACATTAAATGTAATTTCGCGACCAAAGTCTTTATCTTGATGATATTTCCATGTATGTAGATATTCTTTGAATTCTTTCGTTAGCCTCATTGTGCCGTTAGTTTCAAAAGTAATTTCTCTCAAATTAGACATCTTAGGATGATCTAACAAATCCGGATATTGCTTTTGCCAACCCAGCAATGGCTCTCCGCCTGTGATTACCAAATGTTCATCCCGCCATTCTCCATGTGGGAGAATTTCCATAATACGATCCGCAATAGCATCAGTTGTGAGCATTGGGCTTAGATCTTTAAAATCAGGCATCCAGGAGGCGTATGAGTCGCACCCAGAATTTACCAATGGAAGTTCTTCGTATTTGTTATAAAAATGCGCCACCCGGGCAATATCGTGCCTTTCTTGGCTTTTCTCTCCAAGTGGCATGCCAAAACCGTCGCAGGTAAAATTGCAACCAAAAGTTCTTAAGAAGATTGACGGTACCCCCATATATCTTCCTTCTCCCTGAATGCTGTAAAATAATTCTGCGATTTTAATCTTGCTCATATATATTAGACCATTTCTTTAGTTTTTCTTTTTTAGCAGCAGTAGCGGCTTTTAAGTTATGATATGATATTACATCCAACTCATGTAGAATGTCAATCATTGCGAGTACATCGCCTAACTCTTCTTCTAGGTGTTCTTTGTTTGTTTTTGGTTTGCCAGGCTTGAAATTATTTAGGCCGAAGCGACTAATTTTACTAATAGCTTGGATTACTTCTGCACATTCTTCTTGTAGAATGTCCATTACTTCTTTGGTTCTCTTATCCATTTTTTGCTCGATCTGTAAGGTATTGTTCATTATGAATCCACTTGTTGTTGACTAAAAATCCCCACTCCCGCCGTTGTGGCCCAGGCATAAAACAAGTCCATGCTGTTACATTGGGATCCAATTCAATGCGATGGTATGAAGTAGGTTTGCAAATACGAAAATGACCAGGGCCACGCCAATGACGAATTTCTCCAATTTTTTCTCCTAGGCTATTAAACTCGGGTACCCATTCATAGTAACCGCCACGCAGAATAAGTGTGGCATAGGGCCATGGGTGATCGTGAACATCATCGGGGTCACTCTTTAAAAACTTGTGGATAAAGATATTGAACGGAAATGCTTTACGATCTTTAAGGAAAACATAATAGCGTTCTAGATATGGTTCATTTTCTTCTCGATCCATAATAATACGTCGACGACCAATTTTATCCAAGAAGTTTAAAAGGAATTTCATTTTAAATTTTTCAATAAGTTAGTTGCACTAAAAAAATGTTCAGTTAAGTCCTGTGCCTGTTTCTTAACCTGCGGCACCTGTTGATTATAAAAATTCATAGTTTGAATGATTAAGGCACATAGTTCTTGTCTGTGGGTTTCATAGGCTTCAAAACTTTCTGTCCACTCACTAGGGTACTTGAATCCGCTGTAATACATTTCTGTATATGATAGTCGATCTGGCACCATAGGGATAGCATCTACCATAGCACCTTCGTAGCAACTAATGCCCAGTGTTTCCTGTAGATTAGCACTGAACACAATCTTAGCACGTTTTAACAATCGATGATATTCATGCTTGGTCAGAGGTTGATCTTGACAAACAACAAATTCATATTGTGGTAAGTACTTGGCTAGGTCACGGAAAATCTCCACTTGCTTTTCTGGAGCAATACGATGTGGGAACAAGATTAAGTCATCCTTTTGATAAGGACCATCACCGCTCAGTAGTGTGTCCATATACTCCATAGGCCAGCCTGTACGAACAATTTTACCACTTTCGTATCGACGTTCGAAGTCCTCATCATGCCAAGGATTCTCACTAGGATAATCGTGTAGTAGATTATTAAAGAACATTCTTACATGGAAGTCTGTGGCAAAATAGTTGTGATCAAACGCATGGTAAAAACTCTTTTCAGCGTGTCTAACCCAAGGTTTATCGCCAACAAGGCGTCCTAAGAAGTCTTGAGGATCATAACTGCCCGCATGCCATAAGCCGTGTGTTGTTACAGGAATCTGCAACAGCTCACTCATGTATTTTAAGTTTATAATGCCAGGATGCCAAGCGTCAGTAAACAAAAAATGATCGCCAGGCTTAACTGCTCCGGAGCAAAATAAACGACTAATCTGTTCAACTTGAGCAGACTTGTAGATATTAGTGCCGCCAAAATTAAGAAAGGCGCCAGGAGTAGTGGCACTAGGAATGTCCGTAGGACCAGAGATAATTTGAACATTGTGATCTTCCTTTGCAAGTAGATAAGGTACATGAGACTGCCATTGTCCCGTGTACCTACTCTCCACCGCCTCTATATCGACGATGAATACATTTGCCATTACGCTTCCTGACGTGCTCGTGCTTCTCGGCGTGCCTTACGCTCCAAGTACTCTTGCTCTTGTTGATAACGACGATAGTCGGGACTGCGATACAGATCCTTTTCGTCATACTTAATAAGGTTGAAACGGCAGTGGTCAAGCCACCGATCCAAGTCATCGAACACCCGTGTAACTTCGGGTTTCATCTTAAGAGTTTTTTGGATATAGGCAGGGATATTAGCCATGGTGTGTTTTTCCTTTAGTTTAGGAGGTTAATGAAATAAGTGGAGTATATTCTACAATACCATCTGACTCACCATCTTCAGAAACCACAACTTCGTAATATCGTTCTCCGTATGTGGGAATAAGATGGTTTTGCAAAATATCTGTTGCTATCATTTCGCAGGATTTATGATTCTGATTGCCTGCTTTGATAAAATCTTGTAGTGCCCATTTAACAAGGAAGAACTCTAGTTCACGATCCAAATGCGTGACAGAGATTTTAACTTCAACCTTGAACATATGGCGATGTTCATGTTCTAAGAATTCGATACGAGGATCGATCAATCCTGCGTTAGGATAAAAATGAAATCCTTCGAATTCTGTTCGAACTTTGATATAAGTGCTAGTTGTCATTCTGCTGACGGTTTCTTAACAACTTTTTGACTAGCAGTTGTGGGTTTTGATGGAAGGTTATCTTTCATCATATTATAGATTTCCCACAGCTTCCAGTCAATGCCTTCGAGTACTTTAAACAAGCGTTCTTCTACATCCGGCTTTGGAGCACCCTTAGTAACCTTAGTTGTAATCATAATGTTTTGTCCTTACTATATTGAGACCAGTCTGTAAACTTACTACGATCCTTCAGTGAGTGTAGACTGTGTGACCACACACCGGGATTGGTTGCATTAAAATCTTTATCGTCGATCTTAATCATTGTATTATAATTCCACAAACCGATATACGGGATTGGAACACGAATTTGTGGAATAAAGTTATTATATTCGTTTAATCCGTTATCTAAAAACTCTTCTGCTAGTGCAACTGGAATATCAAGACTGCAAAAATAATCTTGATCTAAAAAGTACTGAATCATACTTTCCCAATTTTGCCACTCTTCAAAAGAACTAGGATGAAAACTGTGATTAGCACCAAAGAAGATATGCTTAATATGCTTAGATGTGTCTAGCCAAGAATTGCTGTCTACAAGAATACTTTCTATCTTATCGATAGGCTGTACGCCTGTAACAAACAAGGTTTCTAATCCAAATGCAGGCGTATGCTCAATTTCAGTTCCTGTAAAGAACTGAACATCGGTATGTTCGCCTGATGTATAGTTTCGTTTCATGCTATAAGTATACAATCTAATAAAGTTTTACGCAAGATTAAATATTACCAAATCATAGATCTTCGTTAAACTTATTTTCCAAATCATCTAACTTGCTTTCGTCTAACTCTGGCATAGCAAAAATTTCTGATACAGTTTTATCAATCACTGGAACATCTATTTCAAAAAAGTTGTTAAATGTATTTTGGGCAGGGCCTCCACGTAGTCTAGAACCTTCCAAACTACGTAAAAATCCAATACCTTTATCAATCATAGCAAATGCTTCGTCTTTAGTTTTTGTATTAAAAAGTTCTTCTACAAAACGATCGAAATACAAAATACTACGTGGAACCCATTCACTATATTCATCGCTGTTGATATTTTTAGAATCTAACTTCTTCCAATGACGCCAGTCGGGTTTATGTTTAGCACGTTCAACATCCATTAGATGATTAGCACGTTGTACAGCAACAATGTGTTGATATACATTATGACCCATCATAAGGGCGTAGCTAAAACTATCCCAACTTGTACGACCTTCTTTGCCAATCTTGTTTAACATGCCAGGTGCATAATGACAAATATCGCCCATGGTCAGCCTGCGGCCGAATTCACTTTCCCACGGGAATGGAATGTCTGATTCGGCAAGTGACTTGTTATCTGGTGCTTTTTCCATAGCAACACTCCACCGCTTTGTGGTATGTTGCGAGTTTGTGTAGACAAGTCCGTAGGCTGTTGCGACAAACGGTGAGGCGCAGTCAAAAGATATGGTAATTTCTTCATTGATATGTTTCCTTATTTGTCGTTGAATAGATGTTAGATAGCAAGCCCAATCTAACTGTGCTGTACCCAAAAAGTGGATCCAGTTTTTGCCTTTTAGCAAACCATCTTCTCTTAATGTCATTAGACGTTTAAGAGCAATATCCATCTTACACATATTAGCACCACCGAATGCCCAACCTTCGGCTTCCTTGCCCTCGTAAGGACCATTAGGATCGCTAAATTCTTTTACGCCTTGATACCATTTTTCAGCAGTTTCCCAATCGCTACCTTGTAAAACATTTAGGAACTTGGTCTTACCTTGGCGGTTAACTAGGAAATAATCGTTATTGAAACGAGTCTTATCCAAACAATCATCAAATGTTTTTAGTCCAGTCTTGTGTGTATGATTTTCATCACATGCCCAAGTAGGAACGTCCAGCATCATTGACCAATCAGCGGTTTGTTCCAACCAATCTAAAATCTGTTGACGAACATAGTTAGCCTTGGGCCCTTCAAAATCTAACCAATCAAATTTCAAAACACCTTTACCAATCTGGAATCCGCCTGAATCGCCTAACATCATTGTGTTAGCACGATCACGTTGTTGAATCATGCTGTCTTGTGTTTGACTTTTTGTTAAATCTAATTGAGCATGACCTGCAGAATATAAACTATATTTGTAATAGAAGTATCCTTCTTCGGGATTTAAAAAGTTCATACCTTCAATACCTCGATCAAATCCCGCAGGAATACGATCATCGGGTACAAACTTTTCTAATCTCTGTTTGGCAACATAAGTGCTATAGAAAGAGCTAATAGCTGGCAAATAGCAGGCATAATCCTTATTCAATACACTTAAATCTACTGGTGGTTTACTTTTCATTTCGTTTTTGTTCCCATAATTTTTTTCTTGCTTCTGACATCTTTCTTTTAGTTTTGTCTGACATCTTTCTACCTTTAAGTGTAGCACTTATTTTCTCTTTTTGCAAGTCCGACATTACTTTACCTTTTTGTGCGGCACACATTTTAGCACGGGTTTCGGCACTTACTTCTACTCCTAATCTGGAGCCTTTTTGAACACCTGTCTTGCCTTTATTCCAAGGAGTTTTACCTTTACCAGCTTCGCTTAATTTTTTTCTATGCTCTTCTGATTTTGTTTTACCTTTTAACGCTTCTGATATTCTTTCTTTGTGTGTATCTTTTCTTGGTTTCTTATTTGCTTCGGAAATAGTCTTTCTCCCTTTTTCTGATAGGTACGACCCGATCTTTATATCTTTGTTCCACGGAATAATGCCTGCCGATCCATCACCACCGTCTGTCCTATTATGTAAAATACCTGTACCTATATCTTTTCGACCATACCATCTAATCATTCTACGCTCAATAGCAAATGCTCCAAGCTCTGTTAAATTTGTTTCTAATATAACAATTCTATTTAGGTCTTTAGGAACAATAACAGAGTGAGACTTTTGCCACGCTCTGTCATCTTTCCCTTTACCAATATAATACGGTGTTAAATCTTTAGTTCTCAAATAAGCATATACATAAAACATAATAGTTCTCCTATATGTTTATTTATACTTACTTGCTATATACACCTATTATTCTTCTACTCCGAAATGTTCTCGCAATGCCTTAGCATCTTCTTCATTCATTGCCAGCCAATCAATACTTTCTTTCACAATTAACTCAGTAAAATCTTCTAAGTATTTTGTCAAGTCCGCATCTTCTCGATGGCAACTTACCAGTTTACCTTTATGTTCGCTAACTAACCATGATTTAATAGCAAGTTCTCTAATCTTCTCGTTCATATTCTTTGCTTAAAATTACTGTTGCCTTTAATTGGCGTTTAGCTCGTTCGACATCTTCGAGTACTTTATTTAGGTTTTCTTGAGCGGCTTCAACTGCCGGTGGTTTCTTCATTGTTATTTTCTTCTTGTTCTACTAATATAGCAGTTATTTCTAGTTGTTGTCTAGCTTTAAGGAGATTTTCTCTTGCAGCCTTAATAGCAGGGTGATCACTTTGTTCCCATATCTGTTCTTCCTGCATACGTTTGATAACCCAATCTATAGCTCGTTCAGCGCTATATGAAAGTTTTATTGTAGGGCTGGAATCGATAATAGGTTTCCAGCTTATTCCGTCGTACACATCGAAGCCCTGACGAGATGAATTAAATTTAATCATTCCTGCCATGTCGGTTCCGTTGTTGTAAAAACTCGGATACTGTGAATATCCGCCGTCTACTTGAATATGCGTACCGCCTGCAATATTCTTAATCATTTTTAGACACCTGCTGGGATAATGTATTTGTAAGTTGCAATACCGCTATCTAGTTCAATCTGCATAGCACCGCCATTACTGAAACTAACTTTAGCATTGTTAGTATCTGCAATCTTTAAAATACTCAATACATTACTAACTGGATATGTCCAAGCCTTAGTTAGCTTTCCAGTAACGCCTGTAGCAAATGTAAACTCACCTGCATGGCTGCTTTGATCTCCAAAAGAGAAAATCAACTTATCTCCATCTGTCTTAGCCAAGAAACTTGTATGTTCTGTATTTGCACCTGCTTGGAACTGAAAGCGTTGAATGCCGGTAACAGTAGGAGTAACTTCAACTTCCCAGTTAGCACCTTTGAACTTAACAGTCTTAAGTTTTTCTTCAATAACATCTTGATTCATGAAACGATAATCGTTCTTGAAATCACCGTCCTTGTTTTCAAAATGTAATCCTGTTGGGATGTTAACACCGTTGCGTTGACCAGTTACTAACTCAATCTTAGCATCTTCTTGGTATTCTTTACCTTCGATAAGATAACGAAGTTTTTCAAGTTGTGGCATACCAAATGTACCGATCAACTGTGGATATGGATCTGTAGTTTCTGCGTATAGAATAACACTTTTGTTTTCTTCAATACTATCGATTAATGTTTTGTCTGATGTGCCAGTTACCTTAACAATGTTTAGGAAACCTAGTTTTTGTGTATGAGCTACGATGTCTTTAAGTAAATCTTGCATGATAAAAGTCCTTTGTATAAGTTTATTTAGGTTGAGAAGTAAAGTCAATGACTATTTTATTCAAATGAGAATAAGGAGTTAAATGTATTGGTCTCAGTAGTAGAACTTAAATCCCACTCCAATACACCGATAAGATTTTCAATCTTGTTATTAATAATAGTTGCTTCCATTTCTGCATGGTCAAATGGAAGTTCTTGGAACCACTTAGGTAATCGTAGTTCGTCGACTGGATAAGCAATGCTAGTGAATCCCAATGGATTTGGACGCATCTTGCAGACAATAACTTTCATACCGTCAACAATCTGTTGACTGTATTTGTCACCGTTCATACGTTTCAATGTGTTCCAGTTGATACTAGCACGAACGTGTCCTGGCATATTGGCCTTGCCAGCTTTCTTTTCTTTTTCTTGATATTCAGCAATATTATTGGCACGTTTTGGTGAACCTTTTTCCCATCCAGGTCGGGCCTTGAACTCGGTTCTAAACTCGCTAATCATATCTAGAATCTCTCGTTCTTCACTGCCATTCAGTACTTTGGTAAGAACTTCTTCCAAGAACTTTTGCATAAATTCTGGAGTGTCACTGCGTTTCAAATCTAAACCCATGGCTTTGATCTTACCAGGCTTGCCATTAACATCACTGCGCTTGCCTTCTTTATCGTAGTACAATACAGCATAGCGTTTCTTAGTAATGAATAAGCCTTTAATAGCAACGATTTCACGACCAGCTTTAATAACTTCTCCACGTGATTTTGGGCAGTGATGAGAGTTTAACATATGCTGCGGGAATGTACTATTCACCTCATCGGCAATGGTATCATATAGCTGAACAACGGTATCTTTAGTCCAAGGAATCTGCCCTTTGGCAATTTCATTCTTCAAGGATGTATAGGCGCTGAAGTAAGCGGAGTCAGTGTCTCCATAAATGATACTTTTGCCGATGTGGTTGTATTCGCCTGTGATGACTTCGTTAATTTTTGCTGCCATGTGTCTTGCGATTCCTCGGCCTGTAAGAGTGGTTGACTGACCAATGCGATTATCGAAAAAACGACAACCAGCGTTGAGAATAGCACCGTATAGGCTATTGAGGTTAATCTTTTTAACCAATTGACGTTTGTCCCAGTATTCTTCTTCAATTTTGTTCTCCGCTTTGATAGCTTCTTTGAGCTTGGCCTGCATTTCCTTACGCTCTTTATACCAGCGGGCAAGCAACCCTGGAATAATACCTTCCTTTTCGTGTGTAAAAATAGTGCCATTAGAACTCAACATCCATGGATTATTACTTTCAAAGATAAGTTCATAAATTTGAGCACCGCTCATTACACTGGTCTCGCCATTTTCCCAGTCGATGATGATATCGTGAGCACGGTCTTGGTTCATAACAAATTCGTATTCGTTACTGCCAAACTTACCTTCCCATGCACCTGCAAAACTAGTACCCTTGGAAATTTTATCTTCGATTTCTTCTTTGGTATAATCTTGACGTAACTGTCCGACAATAGTTTCTGGACCCATGTTCAATGCACGAATCACTGATGGATATAGTGAGTTAATATCCATTGAACCGATATAGTCGTGAAGTCCTTTTTTAGGATAAGCAACATACGCACCTGCTGCCTGTGTGTTTAGTGTATCATCTCGCTTAGGACGACTAGGCACAATAAGACCGCGGTGATGTGCTTCATTTACAATAGCCTGTTCTGTAACAGCTACAGCACCCATTGTAGTTTGTAGCAACACGGTGTTTTCATGAGCAACAGTATTAGCAAGGTCGATGAACTTGAGTTTCTTATCTAACTTATCTAATAGCGCACAGTCTTGTCTATTATATTCGATAAACTTACGGAAGTCGTTATTGTAAAGTTGATCTAATGTGCCTTCGTAGACAGTCTTAGATTCGCCTACTTCCATTTCTCCGATTGCATCCAATCGATAAGTGTGACGTTCTTCATATGTGTACTTTCTGTACAACTCGAGACTATCAAGATGAACGCGACCGACAAGGTCATAAGTAACAGCGGCCTTTCCATACTTTTCGTACTCTCTCTTTTTAGGTAGTTGATCCCATAAGCAAAAACGACGAGTATCTTCCTTACTCAATGTTTTTGTAACTCTATTTACTGTGTAGGGAATATCGAAGCCTTCTGAGTTCCAACCACTTAGCACATCTGCATCCTGAATCAAGTCCAAGAATGTATTAAGCATTTCATATTCAGTTTCAAATAAAACAGTATTAGGAAATTCTTTAACTTGCTCTTGTGCTTGTTCCATGGTCAATGTTTTAGGTGGAACAGCAAGACAAACTAGTGTATCTAACCATTGTAGGTGAACAGCGATAGCAGTGATTGGCATAAATGCATCGTCTGGACTTGCATAGCCACGTTCTGGATCGAAGTCCACCTCAATATCAAAAAATGCTACATTTAGTTTTGGAGCATCTTTGCCAAGATAGTTTTCTTCTAGTGTGCGGAATACAGGATTGATATCGCTTTCATAAAGTTTATGATTGCTGTGAATTCTCTGTTCTTTTGTGAATTCTTTAAATGTTCGGGCTGTAACTTTATTAAGATTTTCGCCGAAGATTGACTTATACTTGCCCCTTTGATCGGGATAGTAAAACATATAACGAGCAGGATATTCTTGGAATATTCTACCTTTCTTAGGATCACGTTCAACAACATAGACAATGTCTTTGTCACGATCCCATCGTGAATCTACATAACTCATATTATTTTTCTTCCTTGAGATTTCAGGCTCTCAAATACCACTATGCGATTTATGGCTCGCTAGACCGTTCTCAAAAATATTTAGCCAACATTCGAATGAGGCCTATAGAATCTATGCTTACAAGCAAGACATAGTTAGCAAGCATGCCAAATGATTGCCTAGTAAAACTAGCCCAAGCATACAACATACAGCCAAAAATCCAAGCGGGATATAGTAGAACCAATGGAGGATTGGGTACCGTGACCGCCATCGTGATGCTACACGCGATGCTAATAGTCCAAGCCACAAACTCAGCAATGAACCTAATATGATTAGATTTGTAGTCATCTTTGATCCATTGTATAGTGTCTAATATAATTTTACGCATCGTCGCGACGATTTGCGTGGCCGCTGATGTCAACAATAGTTTCTAAATCATCAAATTCACGGAATACTTGATCCCATTGGTCTTTTTGTGCAATCTTAATAGCCTTGCGAATAACACTGGGCTTGACATCTAGTTCTTCGGCTACTGCTTTGATAGTTTCATTCAGACCTTCTGTAAGGTCTTGAATTTCCTGCATGACTGTGCAACCTTCTGCTACGATTTGTTTAATCTTTGCCTGTTCGGGTGCGCCAAAACTTTTACTCATAAAAAATCTCCTTGTTAGTAAGTTTATACTATACAAGGAGTAAATGTCAACTTTTGTCGTATAATTCTGAGTATTTTTCTTTTAATACTTTCTGTGCGTTTTGATAGTTGGTCACTGTTTGTATTAATGCCGGTGTTCTGGGAATTTCTGTAACTTTTTCTACAAATGATAATGTCCCTTCTGCATCATTTGTTAATGTTGTATAAGGAATATTAAAATATTTTTCTATGCAGTCTTCTAAAAAATCATCAATATATCCACATCGTTTATTTTGTTTTTTTAATATCTTGGCTATTATAGAAGTTGGTAGATCTTTTAAACTAGATGCACTAGTTAATAGCGGTAAATCACTGTTTTTTGATTGTTCAATATTATAAAGATCGTAAACATCATTTTTTCTATCATCTGTCAATCCGGGCGTTATAGGATCATTACCCCACATTTTTAAAAAATGATTTATTTCTATTTCATGATAATCATCAGGAGTAATGGTTATTCCTATCAATGAATAGTTTATGTACATGTTTTTTATTGTTAAATCATCACCTGTACTAACTTGTACTATATAAGGACTCGATGTATCTTTAGGTTCGAATTCAGTAAATTTTGGATTCCATGGCGTTTCGGATTTTATAGTTGTGTGGTTATTAATATATTGAAACCAATATAAATGTGCATCGCCTTTTGGAAAATCGTATGTATTCCAATTTAAAAAAGAATGAGCAATAAGTCCGCCTAAAAAACTATGCCCGTCACCACCACGGCTGAATACAGCATATATATCTTTCATTTAGTTGTTTAGATCAAATGCTTTAAGATTTTTTTCGATTTGATCTGGACGAACATCACGGGTCAAACTCATTGAGTAGCGGGGATCATTGGCCTGTTTCTTAGTGGCAATAACCCCACTGGCATCTTCTATAGGATGATTTTCATCACCTAAGAATGTATCAGCAAACTTTTTACATAGTTTTGTGATGTCCTTATTACCGGTACATTCTACGGTAAATTCAAAATCTTCATCATGTTGGCTAGGATCACTGTATCCACAATAGACTTTTTTTACAGGACTAGCATTGATGTAATCTGTACAACTACCTTGATACCGATCTGCCATAGCACCATCGCATGGACTTAGAGTTGTTAGTATAATACTACCTTCAGGGATATCGCCATACTCTCGTTCGTAAGCATCTATAGCATTACGTTCAGCATGGCTCCATTTGTTGCCAACTTTCATACTGGTACGAGCAACCGCACGATGATCTGGATCTAATACACAGGCCGACACCATACCAAATTTTTTGGGATCTTTCTTTTGTCCAGCAATGATTAAATTGCAAAGTTCAACAAGGTACTTATCCAAGTGTTTACGACCGTGGATTTTGTAATCGCTCTTGATAAACTCTAAGATTTTCATTTCTTTTTAGCCCGGCCTGCTTTCATGTTTGCTAGCCAATGTGCCATACGGGCCTTTTCACCTGTTGAATGTTTGGCAGTATTTCTTAAACTACTAACACTTGCTTTGGTATTTACGCCACTACGTTTGGCAAGACCTTTTCGTCCGGGATTTTTTCCATCGGCAAAGTTCTCATCTGTTTTACCTGCTTTTTTTTTAGCAATAGCAATAGCAGCCTGTTGAGCAGGATTGGCTGCTTCTTTCAATGTTTGTAATACATTGTATAGTTGTTCAACACTTTCACAATGCCATTTACGTAGTGCTTTATTGATACGGCTATTTGGATCTCTCTTGGTCGAGGCTCCTGTACGATGTTTCTTCATGCCCTTCATACGAGCACAGAAACTCTTACGACGTTTGCTGGCCTTGCTGCCTTTCTTTAACTTACTGGGTTTAGTAGTCACAGCAGTTTGTAGTTTACTACCGGGATGTTCGCGACGATAACTCGCTACGCCTTTTTTATTAAGGCCACCGTTTTTATTTTTACCACTTGATTTTTGCCAAGCGGCTGATTCAGTAATAAATTCTTCGGCTCTCATTTCTTTTTCTTCTTAGGATTTTTAGCGCCGTAGCTGGCAGCAATAGCCATCTGACGTATTTTTTCTGGACTCTTGTTTTTAAACTGATGATGACCTTTTGCGTTAGGTGTTTGAGCAGCTTTGGCAAAATCATCAATATACTTTTTTACTGGATCATTGGGTTTAAGTTTTTCAGCTAACTTAGAAGATAGTGACTCTAAATAAGCATCTTGTTCTTCGCCCATATCGTGTTCATCGTCTACAGCATTAAACACCGCATCTAAGTAATCAGCGGCCTTAGTAACTTTACTTTGTTGCCACGGTTCCAATGTATCGCCTTGTGCTTGCATTTGTTTGACAGCATGACGTAGTTTAGATGCATGTTTGACTAGACTCTTTAGTTGGCTGCTGGTCATGCCATTGGCTTCATCATTATACCATTCTGGATTTTCGTGAACACTATCATCGTGACCAGCACCGGCCCATTTGCTAGTACCGTGTGCTGTAGCAGCCGCTCCTTGTCCCCAACCTTTGCCTACATCGCTATGATCTTCTTTAAGACCACCAACTTTCATGGCCTGTTCTTTATTTGAACTATATCCTTGAGCAATGGCCTGTTGTCTTTGGTTAGGCCAAATATTGGCAACATACATTTTTCCATCACGAACAATGTACCAAGATTCCTTGTCCATTTCGTCACCAGCAGGACCACCTGTACCGTATCTTGTGCTGCGGTTGTAGTCCATTTGACGTTGTTGATCGCGCTCGTTATCGTTGGCGTAATAGCCGCCTTCGTCATCATGACGACCTTCGTTAGGTACACAGTTACGAACTTGTCCACCGTTCTTACCTTTCTTAGTACCAGCCGCATGATGTCCTGGCCAACATTTAGTAAAACCATTTGAGTCCTTAGCACCTTTCTTGATCTCATTAAGATTACCATGTGTTTGGCACATACCGCAATCTGGGCATACTGCTTCCATTGTCATCATACTTTCTTCGTGCTTTTTCTTACCGGCACAGTGAGCCTTTTGACTAAAGCCTTTTGGATGACTACAGTTGATTGAACTCTTATACTTCTGACTCCACTCTTCCGCCACACCTTGCTCTTTAGGCATAGGAATATATCCTTTGCCACTACAACGACGACACGATTTGGTAGGGTCTAAAGTATCTTCGCCACTGCCATCGCATTGCGGGCAGGTGCGAGTGGCTTGATCTTCCGCCACACCTTGCTCGTTAATTCTTAATTGTTTCTTTGTGTAGGCGATATTACTATCAAAACTTTTTTGACCTTTTTCTTCTGTGGGTTTGGTTATATCCGAATGAACTTGTTTTCCGCCAGCATAAACTCTTACTTGATATCCCCATGGTGTCTTATGTAGTTCATGTGTGTATGGTCCTATTGTTTCAGAGCGGATAACAGATTCTTTTAGTGAGCCTTCCGCCACACCTTCCTTCATTCTGCGACCATGTTGATCTAATACTATAAGTTTGCCGCCGAATTTTTTAATATGAGCCAATGCCAAGTCTCGTGATAGGAATGTTTTAACAAACTCATTTTTGCTATCAGGAAATACACCATACTCAGTTGGTTCAGGGGTATATGTAAGTTTACCTTTTGCTTCCGCCACACCTTCCTGTAATCCCGGAATAGGATGTAATCCTTTGGGAATTTCTCCAGTCCAATGCTGTGATCCGTGCCTTGCTGGTAAATCTCTTATGGCATTTTCTTCCGCTAACTCACACAATTCAGTATGATGTAAAAATATAGTGCTACCACAATCATAACAAGGATAGTTATCAAATGGGTCCTCATCGTCATCGCCACCACTCATAGCAAATTCATTCAAGGAGCCTTCCGCCACACCTTGCTCGTCACTCTTGTTAATCAAATCGATGTTACCAAACTGACGAAGATGTTTTATTGTGTTATTAAGATGGTGGTAATAATCTGGATCGTCTTTACTGACACCATTTTGTGCTAATAATTTTTCAGCATAACGATGTGTTGGCATTTCTTTCTTCAATAGTTCCGGAGCGCCTTCCGCCACACCTTCTTCTTTTTTAACAACAAAGTTTATGTTTTTGTTTCCGGTGTTGGGATCAATGTATGTGCTTTTGAATACTTTACCGCCGTGTTCTCGAGCGTAGGCAAATGCTTCATGTTTGTTATCAAATCTATTAGTAGGCGGTTTAATCATAGGGCTTGCTTCTTCCGCCATATCTAATTCACGGGCTTTGTGTTTTACATCGCCCTGCTTTTCGGCCTTCTTCTTATCCTTGTGAGCACCGGCACCGCCCATCTTGGCGTTCTTGGCCACAAAGTTTCTTGGTTTACTAGCAGGTATTTCTTTAGGACCCATTCTGCTTTGAACAATAATACTATCTTTGCCTAATGGTTTACTAACGCTAGCAATGCCGCCAGCACTTGTTCCGCCACTTGTAGCAGATTCTAACGTATAAACGGTAGTGTCTTTAAAGTTTTTAGATTTAAATTCGTTGTTCATTTCTTTCTATTCCTAGGATTCCAATCAGCTATTGGACTAGTCTTATTTACATCTTTACTTTCTCTACTGCCACCAGGTGTTAGTTGAACTTTTGGAGTACCTACTAGATTAGCCGCGGCTTGTAGAATGTTATCTTCAACGTCAGTGTATCCAATAGTAACCATTTTCAAGCCTGTTGGACCTGCAACATCCATTTTTTGATTCGGTAATCCTGCAACAGCAACACCAAATCTATAAGCAAGATAACCACTACTATTATCTAATTCTGGCCAGATATGACTATTAGGTAGTGCTTCAGCTACATCAGGGTGCCAACCGCTTGCACCTGAATAGTCTTTGGCTTCTTTTACAAATTCTCTTGCTCTCATAGTCTTGCATCCTTACTTAAACTAGCACGTAGGAACCAAAGGTGTTTCTTATGTGCATCCATACGCTCTGCTAGAAAGTTGCTTAGGCCATGTTCGCCTTCGCCTTCAGCAGCATCATAGTTTTTCTTTAAGATTATCAATAACTTTTCGCTATCTATGATCAGTTCTTTAACCATGTCATCTTTACTGGGTACACGATCTTCATCTTCGATCTTAGTTAACATACTTAGGTTATGATAACTTGTGGGCATATAGGCATTTAGCTTACGAACATTTTCAGCAAATGGATCGATTGATTCATATACTTCATTATAGATTTCTTCAAATAGTTTATGGTATTCGTAAAAGTCGCTGCCTTCTACATTCCAGTGAAAACTATGAGTTTTCACATAGAAGCTAAAAGTGCTACTAAATGCTATTCGAGTTAATTGAACTAACTTATCCATTATTATTTTCCATACCATAGTTCGAACCATGCGGGAGTGCCTGGGCGAATATTATTTGCCTTCATATATTGTGCTTTGTCATTGCCACTCATTCCGGCTTTGTCTATATTTAGTTTATTTGCTTCGGCAACTTTGGCCTTGTATTCAGCCAACCTAACCGTGCTGCCCAAGCCACCCATATAACTAGCAATTTTAAGTTCGTGTATAGGATCGTTGGGCGCAAGATAACAATCATCGGGACTATCCTGAGTTATGTTTTCTTTTGTAATACGAAACTGTTTCATTTTAGCTGACTCTCAATTAATCTTGCTAGGGCATCGGCCTTATCTTCAACCCAGTTCTCGCCTATGTTTTGTCCACGCCAGTTAGGTTGTGCTGTATAGTTTGCTTCACCGCTATAGCCAGGTTTGTTGACGGCATAACTTCCCCCGTCTGGAGTTTCCTTTACACCTTGTTCGGCCCTGCGGCGGAACAACTCTTTAGATATATTTTGTGCTATATTTGTTTTATCCTGTGATTTACTTAGATTTTGTAATACTTGGATCAATACTTTTGTTGGATATTTGGTGTAATCTGCTTGATTGATATTTTCTCCAACATTTTGATCAGTCTTTTTAGGTTCTTCTTTTTTAGGAATACTGCTGGGAGTTCTTTTTAAACTAGCATCACTCTTGGCACGTTGTTGATCCCATGCCTTGCTCAATTTAGCAGCAGCACTCATACGGGCTTCTGCTACTTTGCCTTTTTTAGTAGGAGTCATGGCCTTCATACGTTGTTCGGCCTTGTTCATTAAGTCTCGTACTTCATCATCACTGAGTTCGGGATTCATAGCATTACGCCAAACCGCAAACTTTTCTTCTTCACTCTTGGCAGGATCCATTAATACGGCTCGCATAGGTGTAGCACGTGGTCCTTCTTGATCACGGCTCGGATCCTTGGTTTCTTGACGACTTATGACGTTTAATGTGTTGAAATTAAAGGGAATATTGCCAGATTTGTTAGGTTTTCCGTTGTAATTTTTAACATAGCTTAATGCCTTAACTTGATCAGCACCTACCACAACGGTGGCAGCTGTATAACCCATTTCATTTAATTTGGCTAGTACCCGAGTTAAGTCTGGCATTTCTTCTGTAGCAGTTTGGAAAATATGTCCGCTTTGTGGAAATACTTTTTTGTAGATAGCTAGTTTTTCTTTAGGGTTGATAGGATCATCTTTACCCACCGTACGACTAACAACAAAGTATGGATCTGCTCCCAACTCTTTGGCCTGTGTAATAACACTGCTGGCCAAGAACATGTGTCCCTTGTGTCCCATACCACGACCCCAACCGACCACCGCAGCCTTACCTTGACCAGTTCTTGATAGATCTTCAAAAATATTTCTTAATAACATATTAGTCTTTCCTCGGTGCCCAGTTGGCTTGGTCAATGGCTTTGACAAATTGACCTGGTAAATCATTTTTAAATTGTGTACCGGGGTGTGCTTGTACATAACCTTCAGGTTTAGTTTGACGAATTCCACCATGTGTGCCTGCACTGATTAGTTGTATTAGTTTGAGTTTTTCATGGCTAATCATTTCTACAGCATGTAATACAATATCTAGTCCAGGATCATTTAATACCTTACCTGCTTGTCCCGCAGATAAGTTAGCCTGTGCCCATTGAGCAAACTTTTGTTTAACGCCGGGAATACGAAGATTTTGATTATAGAACTTGTACAATATATCACCAGGTTTACTTAGTCCTGGTTTGGGTGCTAGAAACCCATCGATAGCCTGTGCATTTTTTGTAATGTATTGTTCGACTTTACTAACACCTGCAGGATCTAGTGTAGGAGCCTTTTCAACATATGTAGTACCTTGAACAATAATGTCTGGTGTACTTAATGCTTCTGCATTGGGATAACGGCTTTCTTCACTGCTGCCTAATGTTTCATACCAACCTGTGGCAGCAACCATGACTTTGGCGATTTTAATACGTTGTCCTAATTTGCTACCTACCGGAATATGAAATTCAGTGATGTTGGGTTTGAAATCGTATTCTTGACTTTGTGGATTTAATCTAGGTGGTTGATCAGGACTGAATAAAATACCGCCTTCAATGTATCCACGTTCTGGACTTGCGGCTTCAAAGTATCTCCACAAGTTGGCCATACCGCTGGCAAAATGTTCACGTTGACGTTCTTTACCAGGTTCGACTCGACCTGTGCCTAAAATAAATGCCTTGATATCTTCGGGACTATACATTACGGTTTTTACACCGTTGTCTAATTCGGTCTTACCACGTTTTAAATATTCCCAAGCATTTTTAGGTATCATACTAAACCGGCCTTGCTCGTCCTTGCCCCAATATACAACAGGACTGCCATCCCATTTTAATTCAATGCCGTGTCCTTCCTTAGTCATGCTTTGTAGACGTTCGATGGCATGTAGGCCACCTTGACTACCGTTAGTAAACACTAGGTCTTCGATATGTTGATATTTACGACCTACAGTAGGTGCTGCTGCTTCTGTTAATAGTTCGCGGATCTTCATAGTATGTGGTCCATTAAAAATCTAAACCATTCACGACTACCTTCTTGTAGACTAACATCAGGTGCATACTTGTCTCTGATTGCTGTGTATTTTTCTGGATAAGGTTTAAGAGCATTTAGTATGGCATGTACTGAACTCATATCTTGAGCAGTGGCATTTGGACCAATAATGCGTTTGGCAATTTCGTCTTTGTTATTAGTGATTAGTTCTTTAGTAGCACGATTTACTAGACCTTTATATGGACTTATCATCATGCTTAGTTCAGGTGTGCTGCTTAGATTAGCAAGGTCGGCCCAGATAGCGTGTAATGTGCCGCCCTTCATTTTAGGATCTTGACTATAGTCGTGTGTATGTAACGGTTGTGCAGCCTTAGCATTTTCCACAGCCATGATATCTACTTGTACTAACTTATCAGTATTACCGATTGGTATACCTACATGGATACTAACTCCAGTACGGGCAGCAAACAGTCCTTTGTTTTTAAAATACTGTTCTAATGCCTGACGACTTAGTTTAAGTTCTTTTGCAGGAAACGCCTTCATTAATTCTGCGGCGTCTACCAATACATCGATATCACTACTAACTTCTTTCTTACCTGCAGACCCTATTGGATATAAGTTTATTCCTGGTGGTAGGGCTTTTTCCAGATTAGCCATGACTAGTGGAAAATTTTGTTTTGTTAGTTCAACAGCACTAGGAACTACATTGCCACCTTCGTTTAAATTCATCTTATACTCCAATTTGATATTTGCCGTGAACAATATCTTCTCGATAGTGATCGAATAATCGTTCACACATGTCTTTCATTAATTCTTTGCTAAAATGATCCTTAAAACGACCAGGCATTTTATTACTTTCAAAAAACTCACGGCATCCTTTTGCAACCATTGGCTCAAATGCTTTAACCATATCTTCTTTATCTAGAGAACCGCCTTTGTGTGATTTATGAATCTTTACTGCTAATGGATGAAAATAATCTTTATGAAGGCGGTCGTGGTCTATAATGTACCAGAATAGGTCATTCCCGATACCTTGATCATCGCGTTCTTTACGCATTTCTTTAGCGATGTCTTTGGCTTTTCCGAAGAATTCTTTTAATAACATACTGATTCCTTATCAATCACAGTTAGACACTGAGATAGTAATACTATCGAGTATTTATTACAAATTAAACAAATAGGAAATTAGTGATTGTAGAGAACAGATTGTACTTGACCGTCGTTGATCATAACAGTACTGCGAACCCACACAAAGTTACCGTAAAAGTTATAAACATCTACAGTACTGGTATTGCGATCCATGATTTGTGTATAGGTGCTGGTAGTACCTACAACATTAAACCAGTCAGTTTCAGATGGGTTTGTGGCTAAAGAAGCCTGCATGGTAACAGTGCCTACAAAAGATGGACTACAGGTATACATTACTGTATGTAGTCCATCTCCGCTACTAAAATATCCATCGCCCTTTGCAGGATTACTTACATAGACAAGTGTGCTAGTACCGCTGTTAGGGTACTGTACTGCTACACTGGCAGTTCCGAGGTAGTTGATAAATTCAAGGGCTTGGCTAAGTGCTGACATGTGTTATCCTGATCTAGATTAATATTTATACTAGATCTTGGGATATGTTCTTCAACTTTCTTAACATCTTGTCCCATGAACAAGCCGATCATAGCCAGCGTACCTGAGTCTTCTACATAGATATAGGGGCTTTGATACCACCCCTTGACAAACCAATGAACAGTGCCTCTGGGAATCTTAACCTTTGAGCTATAGTTATGGATCCAAGATTCAAATCGTGCCTTGGTATCTGCTTTACAACTAGGACTAAAATATACCTTGTACTTGTATTTGTTAAAGGGTATTTTATTACACAATACTTTTTTATGTCCGTTATCGTTCAAATAGTCTAATTCAGCCGCACTTTCTGGCTCATGTAATTCTACAATGTATTGGTCTAATTCCTTTACCAACTCGTTGTAAAGATCAGTATCCTTGCAATAGATATTAAAGAAATCACCTTCTACTCGAATTTGTAGATCTTGGTCCAGGAACGGTTCTACACTTCGTGTAAAGTTTAGTAGCCGCGCCTTTTCTTCGGCGCCAATGGATCTAAAATCCCAGTAGTTGGACATACCCGGTCTGGCTCGATTTAGGCAATAATTCACAACCTCGTCGATGCCGAGCCGTTTAACCATCCAAAAGTTCTTGCCCCAACATTCAATCTTGTAGGGCCATTTCTTATAGAATAGTTTAGATGTTTTCAGTGTTCGATGTTTCGCCATCTGTGACCTTTTCTACTGGTAAAATATCTACTACTTCAAGTTTAAGTTTGTTGTCAACAATCGTAAGATCAACAACACCACCATTGGTTAACTTACCAAACAAGATTTCCTTACTCAACGGGCGTTTGACTTGATCGTCAATAACACGTTGTAATGGGCGAGCACCCATCTTACTATCAAATCCATTAGACACCAAATACTCCAATGCTTCAATAGTGGGTTTGACAACAATATGTTTGTCCTTGACCAACAAGTTGAGTTCGTTAATAAACTTCTTAACAATCATGATCATAGTTGCATGATCTAACTTGCCAAACTTGATAATGCCATCCAACCGATTACGGAATTCAGGTGCAAAGAACTTGTTAACAGCATCCTTGGGATCGCCGTCACGTTCTAAACTACCAAAACCTACTGAATTCTTTTCAGCATCGGCGGCACCTAGATTAGATGTCATAATAATAATGGTTTGACGACCATCAGCCTTCTTACCATTGCTGCCTGTGATAAAGCCATTATCCATCAACTGTAGCAACACAGTGAGTACACTGGGGTGGGCCTTTTCAACTTCATCCAACAACAGTACACAGTTTGGATTCTCTTGTAGTTGCGTAATCAACTGACCAGCATTGTCATCAAATCCGACATAGCCCGGAGGAGCGCCAATGAATTTGGCTACACTATGTTGTTCCTGATATTCGCTCATATCAAAACGAACAAGTTTAACACCCAAGTTGCTGGCAAGTTGTTTAGCGGCTTCAGTTTTACCAACACCAGTTGGACCAACAAACAAGAAACTACCCACTGGTTTGTTTAAAGACTTCAATCCAGATTGTGCAATAAACACTTTATCTAGCAATACTTCAATGGCTCGTTCTTGACCATAGACTTTGGCTTTCATATTCTTTTCTAAGTTGACTAGATTATTGCTTTCTTTGTTACTAAGTTGTTCCAAAGGAAGGTTAGTAATCTTAGCGACTTCGAATAGAATCTCGTCATGGTCAACAATACCGCCTTCTTGATCCTTGACTTTAAAGCGAGCACTAGCACAGTCAAGCAAATCGATAGCCTTGTCTGGCAACTTACGATCGTTGATATATTTGGCACTATATTTTACAGCATCGATAATTGCTTGATTTGTGATCTTAACACCGTGATGTTTTTCGTAATACTTTTTGAGACCTTTGAGAATTTTAACAGCCACTGCTTCGGTTGGCTCGTCTACAGTGACACGTTGGAATCGACGCATTAGAGCACGATCCTTTTCAAAGTGTTTACGATATTCTTCCCATGTAGTACTAGCAATAACTTTAATCTTGCCTTTGCCCAATGCACTCTTAAGCATATTGGCCATATCGTTGGCGCCACCACTGCCGCCAGCACCTGCACCATTCATCATATGAGCTTCATCGATGAACAAGATACAGTTGCCACGTTTTTCGATTCCGCTAATAACACCCTTCAGGCGTTCTTCAAAATCACCACGATACTTACTACCGGCAAGCATGGCACTAATATCTAAACTTAATACAGTATGATCTTTGATAAACTTTGGAACTTTACCTTCAAAAATCTTACGAGCAAGGCCTTCTGCAATAGCAGTTTTACCCACACCTGGATCGCCGATGAGAATAGCATTGGCTTTATTACGACGAGCGAGTACCAATGTGATTTCTTCGATTTCTTTTTCTCGACCAATAACTGGATCAATAGTTTTGGCCTTGGCTTTTGCACTTAGATCTGTACAGAACTGTGCAATCATCCTTTCTATTTGCGGATTTGATTTAGAACGAACTTCCTCTTCATCGATATCCCTAATAGCATCTTTGTTTAAGAAAGCAATAAACTTGTCTTTATCGATTTCTGCTTTATTGATAAAATATGATGCATGGCTTTTCTTTTCGCTGAATAGACTAATAAAGCAATCCACATGATCGATGGTATCGCGGCCACTAAACACCACTTGCGTAAATGCACGATTAAGCATTTGCTCTACCTTAGAAGTTTTCTTTGGTTTAGCAATATTAGGATTTACAATATCGAGTAAATCTTTGTCAATAAAGTTTTCAACATCTTTTTTGAGTTGATCTGTGTCGGCTCCAAAATCTTTTAGAATTTTTACAAAAGGTTCATTGTTTAATAGTCCGCACAAAAAATGCTCTAGTGTAATATATTCGTGATTATGACTAGATGCATTTTGTACAGCATGTTCAAAAATCTTTTCTAAATCTTTACTTGGTTCCAACATTATTTAAATTTCCTGTTTAATCTTACAATCTTTGTTTTCTTTGGTTTAGACTTTTTAACAGCCATTTCCCATTTCAATGAACTTACTCTGTCTTTGAATACAATACCTTCTAAATGATCCAACTCATGTAAAAAGCATTTGCAGTTATACCCGTCAAATTCTGATTCTTGCCATTCTCCCTTTGAGTTTTGCCATCTTGCTAATATCTTCTTAGGACGCTTAATGTTAACATAAATCCCAGGAAAACTCAAGCATCCTTCTTCGAGATCATCGGTTTCGTCAGTCCATTTAACAATAACTGGATTGAAAAATGCCTGTGCTAGTTCTGGACTGGCCTTGTATCCCATAACGAATACACGCATATCTAACCCAACTTGGGTAGCAGCCAAGCCGATCCCGTCATTGGCCAGCATTGTTTCGATTAAATCCTTTTCTAACTGTATAGGATCAGTGATTGGATTTTCAAAATCAAACTCTTTTACAACTGTTCTTAGGCTATTGTGTGGAAATTTTAATATTTGCATATGGTATTTAAAATGTTATTTGTTTTAGAATATCTTTTTGTACTTGATTGAGTGCAGGAATAATAATGTTTACTGATATTAACATGCGTCCTTTGAATCTATTATCATTTACCTTAGGCATACCGTAGCCAGCTGCCGATAACATCTGTCCATGCTGTGTTCCCGGGTTTACAGTTAGTTCTAAAGTACGTTTATCAATAGTTTCTACTAGGTATTTTTTACCTAACATAGCATCGATGCAGTTAACATCAAGTTGGGTTACTAAATCATCGCCTTGTCTAATAAACTTAGAATGTGGTTGAACAGCAACAGTAAGATGTATATCACCCCTAGGAACACCTTGTATGCGATCATCGCCCATTCCGGATAATCGTAATGTCATACCATCGTTAATACCTGCTGGGATTTTAACTTCTAATACCTGATCACGACCGCTAGGCAATGTTAGGTTAGCAATCATATCTTTGCCACTAAATGCTTCTTCTAATGTAATAGTAGTTTGTATGTTTAGTGTTTGATTGCGTGGTTGCTGTGGCCTTCCTTGTCCAAAACCAAATCCAAACGGGCTACCGCCGCCACCAAACATACTATTGATAATGTCTTCAAACCCCGGAGGAACTCCGCCGCCAAAATGGCCACCTCCCCCAAACTGGGGTCTAGGGTTATCGTATTCTGCCCTGGATTCGGGATTACTTAAAATACGATATGCTTCTTCAACTTCTTGGAACTTACGAGTATCGCCACCTTTATCAGGGTGCCAGGCACTTGCTTGTTTCCTATAGGCCTTTTTGATTTCTTCAGGTGTGGCCGATTTAGAAACACCTAATATTTCATAATAATTATTCATTTTTGTTTTTGCAATTGCCTCCGTGCCATCTTTGATAATTGCCAAGGACCTGCGTTTTTATCTACGCCTAATGTTTGATAATGATCTGCCATAATAGAAAAAAGGTATAGTAAATTATACTATACCTTTAGAGTTAAGTCAACTAAAATTATTTCTTATCTGGTACTACTTCTGCACCTTCTAATTTCTTATGAACTTTGATTTTTTTACAATCTTGAACAGCCTTGCCATCTTTCATAACTGGCTTACCTGCTTTGTCTAGTTTGTCATGACAAACTTCTTTTACTTCTGCTTCGGCAAATGCCATGCCAACGAATGCTGTTGCTAATAATGCGATTAATAGTTTTTTCATTTTTATTTCCTTTAAATGACTGGATCTACTTGTGGTGCAGGAGCCGGTTTGCCCCCAAACCCTGTTACTACTTCTGCTGTTGTTGCAACTGGAGTTGTTCCCCAACTTGGGGTTGTCTCGACTGATGCTGTTGAAGGTGTGCTTCCAAACCCGCCTGGAGTAGGTACTGCGGCGGCTGCGCCGAATCCTCCTGGCGTAGGTGTGCCAAATGCTGGTGCGCCAAACGCTGGTGGGGTGACTGTTGAGCCGACATTTCCAAATCCTCCTAATGGTTGTGAACCAAACGAGTTAGTAACTGCTGGCGCACTTGGTGGTGGGCTTACTGGCGCTGTTGGACGATCCCAACCTTTGTTTGCCGCATCCAATGCTGCTTTTTGAGCATCTTTGTCTCCATTTGACAACATAATACCTGACAATGTGCCTGTTAAGAATGTAGCAATAGGAATAATCAGTTCAAAGAACTTTTGGTCAATTGGACTAATAGCATTAAGTGGTTGTGTTACAAATATCAAAGAATATAACACAACGAACACAATACCAGTTAATGTCAATGCTAGGCAAATACCGATAAAGAATTTCAAACGAGCCATCAACTGCTCTTCGGTATATAAAATAGGTTGATGTTGTTGGTTATTATTTTCCACAATTCGCTCCTTGGGCTGTTGCTGGGGTTGAACAACACGGCGTCGGCGCGACGGAAGCCAACGGTTTAATATCTGCTTTAGTTGGGTCATCTTTTGGTGGTCCTAATCTCGGGTCTCTTTGACCTTTAAAAATATGTTCGGGGCAGGTTCTTGTAACATCACAAGTAGGAAACTTGCATAGTTCCTTGTCCCAGTTTAGTGGATCTTGGCAAGGATAGCGGAATCTATCCCCGCTACACATAGCCATGAGTACTGGTATTGCGATTACTACCGCCGCCCATCTCATTAATTTATGATCATTCATCATTGTGTTTTGCTCCTTTTGGCATTTAAACGCCAAATATTTGTAGTGCATGTTGATAATTTTTGATACGATCATCGAGACCTAATGTACCGCCATTGATACGTTTGGTCATTGTGGTAATATCGCCATTATCAGCATATTGATTTAGGTTGTTGGCTTCCCAGAACCAGCAAGCACTTTGTACACAACCTTCGAATGTTTTTAAATATTCGCTAGCATCGTCGATGCTGATTTGTAAACTGTCAGCAAATGCTTGATAGTTACTGCGACCAGTTAACTGAATAAGTCCACGACCGCAGAACTTCCAACCATCACCTGATTCTTCTGGACCATTGCCCATACGACCGGCATATGCTCTGTTGGCAATCTTTTCTTGATTGTGAGCATATTGAGCGGCATTGCCAGCATTAAAATAACGAGGCCAAACACGTACTAGACTTTCTGCTTTATAGTTTAAATTTTCTTTAATAAAGTTAAAATTCCCACTTTCGTGAGCACATTGTGCTAGGAAAGCTGCTACTCGTTTTGGAGTATTGATTTCATAATCGGGTAATGCTTGTGATAAAGCATCAAACCAATGATCTAAATAGGGATTTTTTCCTATAATCTGTGATAGTTGTTCTTTTGTTAGTGCGAAATCTGCCATAATATTATCCTGCTAAACTTGCTAATGTAATCAATCCATTTATAGCAGTATTTAACATTTCTAGGTTAGCTAAATCATTCATGGATTGTTGAATTCTTGCTGTATTGTTTAAATCTGCTATGGCCTGCATGTATTCTTCTTTGGTTAGTTGCCCTGCCTTAAACATTTCTGTATATTGATTAGCGGTATTAGCCGCTTGTTGGATCACTGGATCAGGACTTGTAAAGGCTTGTCCTAGTTGGCCTTGGAATGTTTCTACGCTCATCTTGGTCTCCTTGCAATGGTTTCTTGCATTTTGTCAGCGTTGGTTTCTACGCTAGTAAACTTAATCTTACAAAACCCCGGACTTACCTTATCAAACTTAGCATATTGATCTGCTAGACCCTGTGCTATAGTATGTAGATCTCGACTGGCACTAATAACATTGTCATTACGTGGTACATGTTCGCTGTATAGCACAAATAGTTGTGTATCGTTTGCTACTTTAACGGCATTGACCTTGCTTAGAACAGGATCATCGCATTGTGCTTTGGCCAACTGTGCTTCTGCTCTAATGTCAGTTATTAACTTATATTCGTTAGGATCGTAGTGTGTCATCAGATACGCATCTAATAATGTACATCCTGATAATAATAGCAATGGTAACAATAAAAGTTTTTTCATTTTATACTATCAAATATTTTCTTTTGGCTGTTATACCATTCAATCCAGTTATCTACTTTGACTTTACATTCATAGTATTGTGAGTAGTTAGCAGTAACGCCTGCTATTACTTGACTTAACTGTGTAGTTTTTTCAACATCTAATTTTGCTAGATCTGGACAAGTTGTGATCAAATCTTGTGGAACATCTGGAAATTTAGCAACTATAGGTACACCTTGACTAGCACAACCAGCAAGTGAACAAATTGCACATATTAAAAGGAGTCGTTTCATTTTGTACCCCCTGTTTGATTAAACGGATTTGTAGCCGCATTGTTTAAGATTTTAACTACAACAGGATCCAATTTACATTCTGCATTGATTATTTTTTCATTAACCTGTATTTCTTTTTGTATTTGAACTTGAACATCATGAACAATTTGTTTTTGTTTAACAATCTTAGTTTCGATCACGGTGTTAACTTCTTTTGATTGTTCTGCTGCTAGTCTAACTTTTTCTTCGGCTTCTTTAACTTTGGCACGCCATGACATTTCGTTAGCATAACTACCTTCGCCGTAAACACCTGCAACAATTAATAAAGTTGCTAATATACGAATTGGTTCTTTATATACATTAAACGCTGGAAAAAAGCCGAGTAATAGCCCTATTACATATAAGACTAGCCCTACTCCTAAAACACTCAAAATCGCAAACTGTAATACACTATCTGGAATAAAAGATAGCATCCACATCTTACCACCTATTTTTTTGGAGTACAACCGCACGGGTACCGTTTCTAATCAGAAACTTGTCTCCAACCTTGTTTATATCGTAGTTACCTAAATATTTGTTTAAGAATGTTACCTGACTATTGCTACTTTCGTCTAATGACAATGCACCGGGCAACGTTTCTTTAACATCTTCATAATCACCGATAGCAATAAATGTAGCATCTATATTGCCACTATATGGTTTGCTAAATGTAATAGTATTATCTGATTCTAAAGTAACTTCTACAGTGCCTTGATCAAAAAACTCTTGTACATCTGTAGTTTTAATTTCTGTAATCTTGTTATCATAATCTGCAGGAGTCATTGGAATATGTTCCATAACAGATTGTTCATTGAACTCTACACTACTTGGTGCTTTTTGATATCTAAATCTCCAGGTCTTATTGCCTGTTAGTTTGCTTACACCGTCTAATAAATGTTTTAGATTTTCTGGAAGTTGAGGATTGCGCTCTAACTCAACAAAAACTTGATATTGACCGTCATGTTCTTCACCTGTGCTCATGTCGGCATCTAAGATATAGGTGTAACCACGTTCGATAAACTCAACTAGATCTGTTGCAGGATGTTTTTCTTTAACACGAAATCCTAATACAACAATATCAGCATCGTTGCCCATTTTACTTTTATATTGGTCAACGGTAAAAACTTCACTAACTAGATCTTTAAGATCGTTAGAGCGAAGACTTTCGTTTAGATTACGCGGTTGGTGCTGTTTCATCTGCTGTGTCATTGCCTGGTTCCTCTAAACCTAACTCGCCTGTACTGGCAGTACCGTCATTTTTATATTTCATTAATTCAGCCATTTGAACATGATCTTTATTTTGTTGCCCAACATAAACATCTTGCATTAATTTCTTAGGCATAGTGATTTCTACAACCCAAACTGGGTGTGCATCAATCTTACCTTTCTTTGTGCCTGGTCTAAAATCGTCTGGATGTTTAATCTTACGTGGAACCATAACATGTTCACGTTTGTAAACAACTTGGCAACCATAATCGTATAATCGTTTAGCACCTTCAGGATCTGGCATTTCTTTTTCGTGCCACATAAATGCACATTTGACAGCATATCGTCCGACATCTGGTCCTTCGACTAACTCGCCTTCTTCCCAGTTCTTGAAAACATAGATATCCAACTCGTCAAGAACACGCTCAAAGTCTTTAATAACTTTAAAAGCATTATCGTTCTCTGCTAGTTTTTGGACGTTTTTGATTACTTCTACAATATCGTGCATGGTGGTTCTCTTTGCTTTAGTATTTATGTTTAGCAAGATTTAAACAAGATTAAACTTTTACCCATTTTGAGCTGATTTTTTCGATATAATGTAAATATCTATGCAGGTCGATCTTCAATTTACGGAGGCATAATTTGTCCAGAGCAAGAAGACGTAACGAGAAAGAGCAGGTTCAGCGTGATCCACGCTTCCAACCTGACACAAATAACTTGATTCAAATCAAGCCTTATTTGAAAAGAAATAAGCAGGTAACGATTGTTCCACGCAACCTAGCACAAGAACAATATCTAGAACTGCTGAAAAATCCCAAGAAATTCATTGTATTTGCCATCGGGCCAGCAGGCACGGGTAAAACAATGTTGGGTGTACAGATGGCTATTAAACAGTTAAAGGAGGGGATGATTAGTAAAATCATTATAACCAGGCCAGCTGTAAGTGTAGATGAGGAGCATGGTTTCCTACCGGGAACCTTAAATCAAAAGATGGAGCCTTGGACTCGTCCCATTATGGATGTGTTTGAGGATTATTACCATCCAAAAGAAATAGCAGAAATGCTAGAAGATGGCGTTATTGAAATAAGTCCCTTAGCCTACATGCGAGGTAGAACTTTTAAAAATGCGCTTGTTATCGCAGACGAAATGCAAAACGCCACACCTAGTCAAATGAAAATGTTACTTACACGCATCGGCGACAATAGCCGTATGGTAGTAACTGGAGACTTAAACCAGGCTGACCGCCCAAGAGAAAACGGATTGCTAGAATTTTGTAATTTATACGGCCAAGGAGGTGAGTATCGTATGATTGCTATGGCAAGGTTTGAACAACAACACGTTGAGCGTCACCCTGTAGTCAGAGAAATTTTAAAACTATATAAGGATACAGATATCGACTAACACACTCTCTTAACCCCACAAGAGCGCCGCACAGTTTTCGACCTGCAATCGACTGTGCGGTTAAATATTTGTATGTTTAAAGACCCTGAAAATTTTTATATAATAGACTACACCGAAGGATCCTGTGGACATTTTATGTCTACCTTATTGATAAATCTTTTAGCAAATGAAAAAGATGCAATACCTTGGAATCATTACAGGGGGGCAGTAGCTTCGGGACACTGGACAGGATATGCCAAAGAACATTTGTCTTTGCCACCTGAAAAGGCTAGAGTGTGGGATGTTAAACTAAAACAGGAAAGTCCATTTGATTCTGTAGTAGTATGGGGTGTTCCCGAAACAGAACAATATTACAGCATACATTATATGGATCCAAATGAATATTTTACTACTTTTAAAATTCCTAAGAACTTTAAATATCTTGCCATAACATATGAAAAATCTGATTTGCTATTAATCAAAACTTTATTTTATTATAAAAATCTTTGGCAGTTTAATAGATGGTATCAAGAAGATAAAGAGCGTTACTCAAAACAAGTTCGAGATTTATTTGATGATTTTGATTTTGCTAACAATGGTTACACTAAACCCTATTCAGAAATTTCTTTATTTTTAAAAGAATTTGTAGAAATAAGATCAAATAATTTTATGGATTTAGAAGTCAATAGCTTTTCAAACTGCATATCCAAACTTAAGCCAGAATATAAACAATACATCCATACAATAAATTTTCATGACGTTTGGTACAATCCTGATGCAGCTCTACAACGATTAAGCGAAATAACAGGAAGACCTGTTACTCCGTATGTTAGACATTTATATCAACTTTATATTAAAGAAAATACACAGCACTTTGACCAGTACGGTATTAAAGTCTACCCAACTTAATCAAGACTGCTGCTAACCCAATCTCTGGATCAATCAATGCAGTATGGTCCACCAGACCTTGTTTAATAATCAATACTGCTGAATCTTTTTGTTCTTCAGTCTGACCTAACAAATCTAGATTATTATACAACCAAGTATAAATTTCTGGAATCTCTTCGGGTCGTGCTCGGCCGCACAGCAACTTGCGAGCATCTTGTATTCGGCCAGCTTTAAATAACTCAACCATTTCAATCTTATAATCACTGCTATCACTATCACCCGATGTGGGACTAGTTAATCCTCCGGCTTCGGTAATATTTTGCTGAACAAGATTGATACACTTTCGCAAATCTGGATAACTTAGTTTGACATAGGTATCTAATGTATCTAAATCAAACTCAATGTTTTCATTCATTAGGATTGTGGCAACACGAGCTGTAAATTCTGTTTGATCAGTTTTATCTACATGAAACCCCTGGCAACGACTGTGTAGTGCTGGAATAATCTTATTAGGATAGTTACAGGTTAAAATAAATCTAGCTGTGTTGGAATAAGTCTCCATCAATCCACGCAGGATAGCCTGTGAGTTTAAAGACAAATAATCTGCTTCATCTAACAGCACAACCTTAAATGGTCCAAACGGGATCATTTGAACAAAGTTCGTGATTTTATTACGAACAGTATCTACATCATTTTCACGTGACGCATTGATTTCCAATACATCAAAATCTTCGATACCTAATTCGTTCATTAGAACTTTAGCTAAAGTAGTCTTGCCAATACCTGCTGAACCGCTTAACAACAGATGAGGAATGCTGCCTTCTTTGATCCAAGACTGTACTTGGCGTTGTTGCGCCACATCTTTAAAAACATATTCTTTAATAGTTTTAGGGCGATATTTTTCTACCCAAAGCTCTTTAGCCATTATTCTTCATCCTCTAGATATTCACATGCACCAGTTCCACGATTAATGTCTTTGGCAATTTCGTAGCCCCAGTCGTAGTTGTTGTCGTAGGCTTCTTTCCACTCAGGAGTATCTTCGTCGGCGTCGATATAACCTTCTAGTGCATAGGCCCACCATTGTGCAAATTCATCTTCTTCGATGGAGTTGATATCAACTACTCCGGGCTTTTCAAGAATTTCACGAACGATGTCGATACTGACACCTTCGCCAACATATTCTTCTAATGCTTCGTCAGTTAATTCTAACAGAACATTAGCCATTATTCATCTTCCTCAGCTTCGGAAAAAGTAATAACATTACCTTCTGGATCTGCACAGATAATACGAACAGTTTCGCCATCTTCATTTTTAATTTCAATAGGCCCCCAAATCCACCAGTGAGTATCGCCTTGCCGCCAGCCTTGTTCTTCTAGATTGTAGGCTGTATGATCTTCGAGGAACTCACGGAGTTCATCTTCCTCGTCATCAGTAAGCCCTTCGATTTCAACATCATACCAGCAACCACCGTCAAACATTTCATTAAGTTCGACACTTTCAATATTGTTGACTTCACAGTCTAACATATCAATACTATCTTTCTTACCATCGCCTCCGGGTACAAATGTAAATTCAAATTCTGGAGGATTGTCGTCTGAAGTTTCTACAGTCCACTCGCCATAACGGAAACCGTTAGTGACAGTGACTTGACCTTCGCCTTCTTGTTGGTGATATGACTCGACTTCTTGACAAGACTTTTTATAATATGTACTAACGGCCCAGGTTGCCATGATATTTTCCTTATTCCAGATCCATTGAATTCCACTCTTTAATCACAGCAACGAGTTCTTCCTCTGTGTTACAAAGAGTTTTAACAGATGCCCAGTCGTCTTTCTTATTGCGACCACTAACTTCTACCATCCAACCGTTGTCGTAACGATTAAGGGTGATGTTTTCATTTACTTTTGCTAATTTACCTAGTTTATTCGCCATTATTTTGCCCTATCCATTAATGAAATATCTTTAATACATTCAACCAGTTCATCAAATGAGTGATACATAAGTTTAACTGATTTCCAGTCATCGGTTTCGGCTTTGCCGCCAATTTCGATACCGTAACCGTTATCGAAAAAGTAAACAGTAAAAACATCATTTACTTTTTTTATTTTGTCACTAACTTTAGTGATACTTGCTTTTTTTGCCATATTATACTAACTCCTCTAAAATACCTAAAAATTCTGCAAAGATTAACAATGCGCCAGCAATGATTAACTCGCCTCGAACTAATGCAATACCTGCGCCAATTCTAACTCCACTCTTTACAAGGCTAACATAGAAATGCCTCTTGCTAGGATCCATGGGTTGGATTTTAAATAGTGGCGGATGCATAGGGCACCGACCTTGTTTATAGTCACACAAAGGTGAATATTCTTTATTACAAATGTTACAATGTGTTGTCATAGTTAAATTATACTATAGTTTAAATTTTTAATCAAGCAGTAAAGGTTAAATCTAATATCTGATGCGGCTGTTGTATTGCCCAATTACACAAATCAAAAACATAGTTTGTATTCATTTTTTCAAAATGTAAATGTTTAGTCATATCAGTATCCACTAAACCAGGTTTTAAATGAATGATTTCTGGAGATTTCCAACTTAATGTTCTTAACTCGTTGACTGTGTGCTCTAAAGAAATCTTATGTGTTTCATACATAAGTAATCCATATTTTGCTTCTTCTGTGTTAGGATGTAAAGACCTGTATACCTCAGAAAGAGAACTACCAATCACTACGATTTTTTTAGATTGTCCTTGCCATAGTCGGTGTAGTTTAAGTAATAAATCAGTTTGAATAAATCCCTCCATTACGGAAGTAAAATTTCCTGAATAGGCATTGTTAATAAAAACATCGCAATCGGCTGATTTTTTAATTATCTTATCTACATTTTTTGGATTAACAATGTCGTATCCATTAGAACGACTGAACCCTATAACTTTGTGGCCTTGTTTTTTAAAACCTTCAGCCAAAGCAAGACCGATACCTTTTGTATGACCGGTTATTGCTATTTTCATATTAACCGCGTAAGCTCTCCATAGTAATAATCTTTGACAAACTTTCACCTAAATCCTGATCATGACCGACAATGTGTAGTTGATTCATATTGCGATCCTTAGCTTCATCGTAGCGCATAGTTTCAACAATAGTTCCACCATTGGCACGAAATACATTCATACGCAGCGGATTACCTTCTAGTCTTGGACTATGATCGAGGGATACAACGGTATTACTTGCTAGACTATTTTCTTCTTCATAGGCTCGTTTGCCAATATTAACTAGCCATCGTTTAAAAAAGTTCATTTTCTTTTCCTTTGGTTCTTCTTCCCACCTTGCCATTGATCTTATTTGTTGTTTCCTATTACCACTACTGAGTTTTGCTGTTGTTGCGTACATACTACCTTGACTCATTTTTTTGTCCTTTCTGCTTCTGCTACACGCTTGCGTAGACTTGAACTACTAAATGAATGATCTCGTCCGTTATAGACAATTTCTATTCCACGGTCATAACAGATATCTCTACCTGTAAATTCTTTGTCTGCGTACTCTATACCTAATATTCTAACATCTATCGGCAATGTGAGCAAGATATCTTCGAGGTCTTTTTCAGTCTGATATACAACTATTTCGTCCACATAACGAACTGCGGCAAGTTGGATTTGCCGTTCCACAATACTTTGAACTGGCGGATTTTTGGTATCGGGTCTATCGATTGATGCATCTGTTTGTAGTGCAGCAATTAGGTAATCACAATGGTTTTTAACTTCGGCCAACATGGCAATATGTCCTGCATGTAGTAAATCGAACTGGCTAAACACAATACCAATCTTTTTACCATCTGCTTTGAGTGCTTTAACTTTATTGAATATCATTTCTTAAGTATCTTGATTATTTTTCGTTGTTCTTGTTCTCGTAACCATTCATCTTCTGTCGTACCGAAACTTGGACAACGACTAATAGCATCGTCTAAAATTTCTTTTAATTGATAAAGGTCTTGTTTAACACACCAACCGTTAAATCCGTCAGTGTATGGACTTTGGCAAGTATATGCCGCTGAATTGATTTGTTGTGCTATGTTAGCAACTTCTAAAGGTTTCTTAAATCCCATACTAGATAATAGCATGGGAGTTAATCTATGTCAATACTTAAACACCTTGACTGCGATAAATATCGCTGGGTTTTTCGTCCGCAATCATCATCATGGCAGCGACATCGGCTTTTTGAAGTTTGGTAATAGATCCATCTTCATTTTCATACTCTGCTGCACGGCTCCAGCGGCCGTGTTCCATAAGAACCCAATCGCCTACTTTAACATCAGTTTGGTCCGGACCTACTGCCCAAACTCGACCCCAACGAGGTTTGATACCTTGTACTTTACCGTCATCACTTTTTACAATAATGCCACTTTTGGTTTTTTCATCACCAAATTCCATATCGGACAGTATTACACCGTTGCCTAATGGTCTTAATGTTCCTGTTACTTTCATTTATTCCTCTGTTGATTGTTGTTGATTTTTAGTTGATTTAGTCGTCGCAGGTGCTACAACTTGTGGCGGTACAATTTCAGGAGCTTCTGTGTTAGAAACTGTTGATTTTTTAGCAGGAGTATCATAATATGATGCTACTACTTCTTCGCGCTTTTTAATGATTTCTCCGCCAGGCCCTATTTGATCTCCGCGGGCATTCACTCTAACATTGCCTACTGCAAGAGTTAGCTCGTTTTGTTTAGCTAACTTGTTCATGTCTACCATTTTACCTTGAGCTGATCTGTGTAATGTCATTTTATTTCTCCTTTTAGGAACTCTTGAATATCAAGTTCGTATCTTAGACTGTCAATTTTGTGTATGCCTATCAAATATAAAACATATGATGCTACACTACTACCGCGACCTACGCCCCAAACAATATCATGTTCTCGCATAGTATCTACCAAGTATTTACAATAGTGCAGAACGTCAAACATATTATGTTGAATAAACAGTTCTAACTCTTCGGTGACCCTTGCTGTTTGCTGGTCTGTAGTACACATACCGTAAAGCATTTCTACAAGATTTGGACAGTAGTCCTTGGGCATAAACCATTCTGTTTGATTTGCTTCATCAAACAGTTCAACGCTGTCAAACTTATCGTGTTTGATTTTTTTGAGTTCGGGAAATCGATCTGCATTTTTGGATCTTGCTTGATTGAACTGTTCAATCATATCCACATATACATCGTCAAAGTTAACAATCTTGCCTGCGTATAATGCGTTAAACGCTTCGATTTCTGTTAGTTCAACTTCGCCGTAGTTATTGATTTTCACTCTTACCGCCCTTGATAATTCGAGGTTCGAATTTCGGGCTATCATTAAGTTCTAAATCATCCCAGGATACATCTATTGTTGTACCTGTTTCTAGATTGTCCATATTCCACCAATGTTCGCCCGATAAATCTAATCCAGATTCTTCCGGATCTCGTATACAATACTGTACATGATCTCCAACGGCACTGTCAACAGTCATAAAGCCAATTTCAAAATATTTTGCAGTTATTACTTGGAATTTTCTGAGCAATACACTACCTACAAAATAATCGTAGGGTTCTGTGGGAAACTGTACTAAGTTACTGCTCGATATATTTAAAGGTTCTAACAATATGTTTTTATCGAAAATAAAAATGCTATTGTGTAAACAACTATCTACAAAAGTTCTTAGTCTTCTAAATCCCATGGCAAGATCATGAGGACTTACTGGTTCTATTGCTATCCCTATACTATATTGATTAGGAATAATAGTTGTATCTGATATAAGAGTACAGGCAAAGTTAGTGGGCCAAATGTAATGTTCTAGGTCATTCGACATTGATTAAATCATCCAATCCGCTATCTTGACTTTTCTTTGCAAGTGCTTTGTTAGCAGTTACTTGCCGTTGTTGTTGTTCCATTTTAAATGCATCTAAATTTAAAATAATCTGTTGAGCAACACTACCATTTCCTAATCGTAGTGCTGTATAGTATTTTTTAGTTAACTCGAAAATTTTGTTATCGAGATCTTGATCTTTCATTTTGCTTAAATCTGGTAATAAGGGATTGAACATATTAAAATCCTATAGCCATCCATTCGATTGCTTCGACTCCCGATGCTGGAGTAGAACTGTAACCGGGTGAGTTAATAAATCTAATATTAAATCCGGTAGCTGCTGTATTGACTACTTGGACCTGTGAATCAATACCATTGTCGTCTGTGATATTCCATGCAGTTGCCATTACTTGTAATGCACCGTTTGGAAAACCTGTTTGTTGAACTCCGTTTTGTATTGGGGAGATACCGGGGATGATCGGGAATGATATAGTGGTAGTAATGTTTCCTGCTGAGGAAGTATTAAAGGCCGCATTGGCCAAAGTGCCCCAAATCATAATTAATCCACTGGGTAATACATGGTATCCGACTCCTGTAGTGTTTCCAGTACCGTCGCCACCTGTAAGACTACATCTCCATGTAGCAGTATTATTTCTTTGTTCTATTACTTGATTTGCATCAGTGAATATTAGATCACCGTCTATGGTTAAATTAACAAATTTTACAGAAGTTGATGTGCTTGATAGATTACCTTGCACATTCATATTTCCATTAACTACCAGGTTACCGTTGATATTTAGAGAGTTTGTAATACCAACCCCTCCTTGTACAACCAAAGTTCCTGTATTATATGCTGTTGATTCTATTCCAGCAGAAAATACAACATCCTGACTAAATGCTTCTGAAAGTAAAGTTGTTACAGTGTTGGCATTGATTACAGTGAATAACTCAAATGTTGGATTTGTAACATATACAACATTGTCAACAAATGTCGGCGGGGGGTCAAAATAAACAGTATAACCGTCTATAGCAGTTATAGTATATGGGCCACTAGCAGTGGGATTTTTTCCATAAAATGTTCCCCCTACTAGTAGTTCGGTTGTTGTATTATAAGACATAAAACTACTAGTAGCAGCCGATAGAGATTCTATAGACATTGGTACAACATTTGGAAACATTGCTATAGAACCTGCGGCAGGGGTATTGTTTGCGTTTTTTCCAATAACTACAACATCATTCAACTGACCGATGCTAATAGAATCTATAGAACCTAATTTTAAAGTTTTTAAAGCATTAACAATATGAGTTCCTGTAATAATATTAGTAGTTGTATTATTAATAGTAGCTGCTAGTGTATCTATATACGAGTTTAATGTAGTTAACGATGCTTGTATATTATTGAAATTGTCACGAAACCCCTGTGCGTTATTATTTTCGCCAGGAAGGGGGTATAGGGAATTTATATTATTAATATATTGTGTTGCGCCAGTTGTGCTCATAATTTTAGTGTCCTATTGCAAACCAAGTAAACGCTCCGGCCGAAGAGTTTTGAACTGCTGATGCATTACTCATAAACACAAACGAAGAATTGTTATAACTAACAATATTTGGAAATACGTCCCAATAAAATGCTCCGGGTGTTCCTGGAGTATTATTTGCTGGCGGTGTTCCTGCGGCCCCTGCATTGTAGTTTAAGTTCCAATAGCTCATTTGAAGATTTAAACATGCATTTGGAAATCCGGGATTAGATTGTCCAGGCAATGTTGGGAATGGAATTGTATTTGTCGATTGCCAAGAAACTAACCCAGTAGTCCCCCACATCATTATTAATCCTGTGGGTAATATTTGATATCCTGAGGTAAGATTAGTAGCAGACGATGTAGAGGAAGTGATTGATTGTGTGTCTGAAGTAACAAAAAAGTTTAAAAAAGATGATGTGTTTAAAATAATAGCAGGGGATGCATCATTATTTTTATCTTTAAGTATTAAATTGCCAGTTAAGGTAACACCGTTAAACGTTACATTACTTGATGTATTGATCAGATTTCCTTGAACAGTTAAGTTTCCATTAATGCCAAGACCGCCACCAACATTTAATGTTTTGCTAATACCGACCCCACCTTCTACAACTAACGTACCGTTGGTATAAGCATCTGAATCATCTCCAGCAGATAATATTAAATCTTGATTAAATGACTGCGATATCATCTTATTAACATCGCTACTAGTCACTACTACAAAATCTTGGAATATAGGATTACTTCCGTTTTTAAAAAACCCCACAGACCCTGCTGCTGCTGTTCCGTCTGGATTTTGTCCAGTGATAACAATATCGCCTAACTGTCCGGTACTGATGTTAGTTCCTGTACCTAATTTTAACAAGGTTAATGCAGATAATAGTTGTGTAGCAGTAACAGTTGATGCATTTACATTTAATGTAGTTCCTGCTAAGTTATCCATGTAGGAGTTTAAATCATTCAACGAAGTTTGTATATAGTTGAAATTATTTCTAAATGTCTGGCTGGAGTTATCTATACCCGATTGTGGATATAGTGTATTAATAAGTTGTGTACTAGTTAAGGCTGCGGTCATTGTTTTTATCTTTATTTATTGGGTCAATAACCTGTTGCAAACCAAATAACACTACTGCCGCCATTGGCACCGTTGTGTGTTTTGTTGTTTATTAGAGTTAGGCCTTGTGCTGATATACTTACAATCTGAGACATCATAGCATAATTTGTAGTAGCCGCTGAGTTTTGTACAACTGTTTGTGCATTAACACAGGCATTTGGAAATCCGGGAGTTGAATATCCTGGTAATGTCGGAAACACCACAGACCCTTGATTATCGAATGGAATATATGAACTTACACCCCACATCCATATCATTCCTCCAGGAAATACCTGATATCCGCCGTTAGCATTAAATGACGAATCCCATGAATTAACATTTAGTACTAGAGTTGGTGAAGCATCGTTGTTAGAATCTGCAAGAGTAAGATTACCTGCTACCATTAATCCGTTTAATACTGTATTTGCAGAGTTTGATGTATAGTTTCCCACTAGATTTACATCGCCAGTGATATTAGTATTACTATTAACATATACATTACCACTAACTCCCATACCGCCTTGTACCTGTAAGGCACCTGATGTAGTTGAAGTTGAATCGTGTCCGTCTGTTAGAGTGACTATTCCTGCAAATGCTGACGAAATTAAATTACTAACTGTACTGGCATTAATAACAGTGTAGTCCTGAAAAATAGGATTTGTAATGTTTATTCCTACATCGTCAAATCCAGGATCTGGACTAACATAAATGGTATATCCATCTACACCTGTGACAGTATAAACTGTGGTTGTATTAACAGGTGTAAATGAAGCACCTGGTAAAATATTTGTTGTAGTATTGAAAGTTGTAATAGAATGTGAACTAGACGAAATACTTTTAACTGCTATTGGTATAACATTAGGAAAAAATGCTATAGATCCTACAGCAGCAGTCCCATTAGGATTAACACCTTGAACTTTAGTTTCGTTTGATGAACCTACAGTAATAAAGTTGTTAGCACCTAACTGTAAAGTTTGTGACGCAACTATAGTAGTTGCAGTAACACTTGGGGCATTTATATTAGACGGTGGACTAGCCAACGCATTCATATAAGAATCTAAACTTGCCAAGGCCTGTTTAATATTTCCAAAATTATCGCGAAATCCTTGAGCATTGTTAAGTACTCCGGATGTTGGGTAGTTTACATTAATTTTGTTAATATATGGCAGTGCCGATGTCATTGTTATCTCCAGATAGTCTTATTTATTGTTAAAAATCAATCAAAAAAGAACATCTGCCATAGTCTACAGTTATCTTGATTATATCCAAAATATCCCAGTGCAGAATGTAGGTATCCTGCGTTAAAAATAACTAATCTGTTGTAAACATTTCCGATAACATCTACAGGTTCTAAAATAGTTTTATCTAGATTTTGCGAACCCGGTCTAAACGCCTCCATAATGCCTTCTTGACTGTTATGGAACACTCTATTCTTTTTAATGGCATGTGTGCCTGTACCTGTTTCGAAAGGAGCATCGGGAGTTAGATAAATCATAGCAGCCCATTTTTGACTGTCGCAATGATAAACTAATGGCTCACCTTCTGTGTTATATTGAAAACGACCATTCATACCATGTTCTTCCCACGCAGTGATTTCGCGACCCATGATACGTTCAAACTCAGGTTTTAGTTCAGGGAATAAAAACTGTTTAAAAGTTCTACGTCCAATATATCCCCGACCGATACCACCTTGATGATATTCTTGTTCAAGTGCAAACTTTCTAATAGCATCCGGATCTTTATAAAAGTTATCTACGACCCAAAATCCCGGTCTAGGATTGCTATTGATTTTGCTATTAGAAATAACAGTATTAATACTTCTATTAATGAGAGGTGCCTTAACTACAGTAGGCTCTGGGAACATATAGTCTCCAGCATACTGTAAATTATATTCAGTAACATTCTGCATCTTAGCAAGCACTTCCGCATCTATTAGATCAGGGTGTGCCCACCAATCTTCATAACTGTGAAGTTTATTATATCCAATGTCGTTGGCAACTAATACATACCCTTTAGATTTCAAAAACTCTCTAGACTGGTCTCGTATTGATTGATCAACATAGTAATCGTGTTCATAAGTGATTACCGCAAACTTGTGTGTGTCGAATGGTATTTTTTTTAAGATATTAAATGTTTGCTCAGGAGGATCGCAATCTAGTTGAAGAAAATCTATTGTCTTTTCTAAGTTAACTTTATCAATGAACTTGGTGTAATCAATTTGTGTAGCGTCTAAACAAAACACTAGATTATTTCTTTCGTTCATGAACTTTTCAACAAGTTCCCTGTTAAAATCAATACTAGCGCCAGTCCATCCGAATTTAGTTTCTAATAATGCTGTGTTATTGCTTTTAAATGGATCGGCACTACCTATTTCTAAATAAGTTCCGTTTGTTTTTCCATTTAACATAGATAGCACAAACATGTCTTGATATGATTGCGAATAGTTGTCATCGATTGTTTCGATGTTATTAAACTTAAATCGTATATTGTCTAACATTGACTTTTTATATTTAGATACTGTATATCGAGTTGCTGTATTTTGAGGATAACCAATAGAGTTAAGATTATTTTCTACAATATTTGAAAATAACTCTTCCATAGGATAGTTGTATTTTAGATCAGCCATGATTTCTCGGGCCTCTTCATTTTTACCAACCCACCATGCTGCTACACCTTTTTGGAAATATAATCCATACCACCCCGGATATAATACATCTGATCGTAATGGATCTTGATTAAACTCACATATTGTTAGCCCTAATACAGCAAATGTATAAGAGTTTTGCCAATCTTTTTTCTTTTCGTATAATCTGCTTAACAAGAAATATGCTTCTGGTCTGTTGTGTATTAGTACGATGGCTTTTTGTAAGATTGCTTCTTCGGTCATGTCTCTGAGACCTTGCCGATCAAAACATCTAGCACATTTAAGTAATGCTTCATATTGTTTTAAATCGTCAGTGGCACGTTCTGCGGCACGTAGATAAAAACTCAATGCAGCACCTGTTTGACCTAATGAATCGTATTCCAGTGCTAGGTTAAAATTAGCATCCGAATCTTCTGGGTTATCAATGTAATAAGAAAGTTGTGTTAGTTGCATTTTATTCTTTCAATAAATCTGCTAAAAGTGATTCTGGCATTTTAACAATAAATGCAGCATTATCTTGGAATCCAAAGGACAACAATAAGTCTCCTTTATAAAATGTTGCTCCACAGCAAAACTCGATATCAGCCTTCATGAAACTAAATGTGTCAGTATATTTGATCAAGTTCCAGTTTTTATCCCAAACTAGAAATCTATGAAGATATGTTCCGTCCTTTTCTCCTGCAGGACTCTTAAACAAGTTTACCTCGTGTATCAAAGCAATATAATAATCGCCGTACGGAATAACATGGCTACTTCCTCTAAAGTCTGGAACTCCTTGAATGTACGTGGTTTCATCTAAATGAATAGTAGTTGTAGTATTGTTTACCGGATCAAATTTTACAACTTCTGTTGGATTACACCATTTAACGTATGTAAACGGTTGATCCAAGACTGGCATCCAGTTTTTTTCGCAATATGTATCGTTTAGTTTAGTAGCGGGGATTCTTGTTCTTTTTATTTCTTTTGCTGAGCTACTTGAAATCTCTAACTCAGACAGTTCCATACGTCCTTGTCCATTAGTTGTGGTATCTCTACGAACACCACAATGATAAAGCGTATCATTCCATCGAAATAATCTAGCATCTTCTAGACCAATAAACTCCCAAAGTGGTTCTACATCTAACTTTGATGTATCTACTTTGTTTACTGTTTTAATGGTTAAATCTTCATTTAGTTCAGCAATATAATTCCAAGTACGCAGTTTAATATCGTTTTCAGGATGAATATATTGTAAAGGCCCCCAACGATGTTGGAATTGTTTGCGCTCAGAATGGTATAATGTATAGTTTACATGGCGAATGTTACACAGGATTTTGTCTCCATCTATATAAATGGAAGGGTTCATTAATCCAGTGCCATTGGTTTGATCTGCTGGAATTATGAGTGGATGTATGCTGCCACCGGCATCTATGGCACATTTGACCAAGCCGTACTTTTTAAATTTGGATATTAAGCTCATGTAACCTTAAATAATTTTAGACAAACTATTTAAGGTTAGGGGTAGTTGTACTTAACTATTCTTGAGTGCTGCTATTTCTGTTGTTAACTCTTTAATAGCTTCAATTAATACGCCTACAATATTACCGTAAGCAACACTTAACAATCCATTTTCGTTATCGATAACAACTTCTGGTAATATTTTTTGTATTTCTTGAGCAATAACACCTGTACCGTCTTTATTATTATCCAAACGTGTGTATGTTACACCTCGCATAGACATTACTTTATCTAACGCATTTTGTATAGTTTTTACATCTGTTTTAATACGCTCATCGGAATATGCTGTGACGTTTCCGCCGCAAGTCAAATCTCCGTTATAGGTTAATCCACTGCTACCAGTTACACCACTTCCGGTACCGTAAACGACATAACTATTAGAAATACTTAGTGTAGCACCACTGGTACCTTGCGGACCTGTGCCTCCTGTACTGCCAGTTGATCCTGTGGTACCTTGCGGCCCAGTTGATCCTGTTGATCCGGTATATCCTTGCAGTCCGGTAGAACCATTAGAACCATTAGATCCAGCAGTTCCTTGTGGTCCAGTAGAGCCTGGATTACCTTGTGGTCCTGCACCTCCAGTAGTTCCCTGTGCACCTGTAGATCCAGTTGTACCTTGAGCGCCTGTAGCACCAGTAGTTCCTTGCGGTCCGGTAGAACCAACAAATCCTTGGGTACCAGTAGTTCCTTGCGGTCCGGTGGCACCTGTAGTACCTTGTGGTCCCGTAGCACCTGTTGTTCCCTGAGAACCTGTGCCACCACTGCTACCAGCACTACCTTGTAGACCAGTACTACCCTGAGTACCACTGCCTCCACTGCTACCAGCACTACCTTGTAGACCAGTACTACCCTGAGTACCACTGCCTCCACTGCTACCAGCACTACCTTGTAGACCAGTACTACCCTGAGTACCACTGCCTCCACTGC